GCCGGGTGGACAAGATCCGAATGAGTATGTCTTCGATGCACAGCACGGCTGGCGGTCACGCTCGTGGTTGTCACAGCAACAGACTCGCGATCCGAATCCAATGACGGCTACTCAGCATCGAGAGTGGCATACGGCTACGTATCCACCACAACCTGATCAAGAGGGTGGAGGTGCGACGCCGTCGCCGACACCAGCGCCAGAGCCGACACCAGCGCCAGAGCCGACACCAGCGCCGACACCAGCAGCTGCAGCGCCACAGCAGCCACGGATGCCAACCGTCATCCCACCGCACCTGTTGCGCAACCCAAGATTCCGGCAGTTCATGCAGCAACACCAGGAGCAGCAGTTCATGAGCCAGACACCGGAGGGTCAGGCTTACCGGCAGTGGCAGGATCAGCGAACAGCGGCCCGACAGGCACCACAGCGGGCAGCACAAGAAGAGTTGCGTCTCAATCCTGAACTGGCTCGTCGACCAAACGAGCAAGGTGCAGCTGGCTTCCAGGCATGGCAGGAGCGCCGACGTCAGCTTCGAGCTGGTGGTCTGCGCACAGCAGATCCAGCAACACAAACAGCTGCGACATCTGTTGCTAACCCGGCAGCGCCGCCAACGACGACGCCGCCGTCGACCGGTGGAGCTACGCCACCAACCACAGGCGGTGCGACGCCGACACCGACGCCGCCACCGACGCCGCCACCGACCACGCCACCAGCGACTCCACCATCTGGCGGCAACCAAGGCAACTATGTTTGGATTGAAGGATATGGTTGGGGACCACCTGGAACGCCACCTGGAGGTCCGCCTTCAGGCACAGGTGGGGCGACACCGCCAACGCCGCCAACGCCACCGACCACACCACCAACTCCACCAACTCCACCTGTGGTAAGTAACACAGGCAGTGGCGGTGAGGGCACAGGTGGTGAAGGCACAGGCGGCGGTAACACGGGCGGTACGCCGGTGGTTGCAAGACCAACGCCGAACGCCGGACAAGGATCAAACCAGACTCCATTCTCGTAATCGAATCTGGTATGATCAAAGTCATCTGACGAGTAAAAAAATACTCCGGAGGAGATCATGAAAGCAATCGACATCATTGGCCGTCTCGCTAAGACTGCCGCTGAAAAGCGAGCCCAAGGCTTCATGTATGGTGGCAACCCCTACGGTGGCTACGGCGGAGGCTACGGTGGTTACGGCATGGGTATGAATCCGTACCTCGGCGGCATGGGCTACGGTCGCTTCGGCGGTGGCGGCTATGGTGGTGGCATGCCCATGATGGCTCAGAGCTTTGCCGGTCCAGGCGGCCGTGGCAGCTACTTCGGCATGGACCCACGCTTCGTCGACCCGCTGGTCCAGCACATGAACATGCAGAACGCGCTGCAGATGTACGGTGCTCCACGTGGTATCGATGTCGGCTTGCAGGGAGCGCAGACTGGCGTTGAAAGTCAACGGCAGCAGAACCCAGCGCTTGAGTATGCACGCGCGACTGAAGGAGCTCTGACCGGGCATGCCATGCAAGATCCGACCTTCGTCGATCCACGTCAGACTCAACTCGCAGTTGAAGGCAACCGAGCAACTGCACAGTTGGAGCAACTTCGGACACGACTTGCAGAAGCTCGGGCCACTGGTCGTGGCATCGAGCAGCGATACGCGCCTCAGCTAGCCGCACATCAAGCAGCAATCGCCGAGCTGCGTAGTGGCAGCGCTGGTCGAGGCAACCTCGAAGCGCGTGCTGCCGATAACGATCCGACTGCCATCCGGGCCATGCGTGATCTCATGGGCTGGACTGGCTCCGATGCAGAGATTGCGAGACGAGCCGGCGCTGGCACGTTTCCTGGCTGGCAGATGCTTCGTCGCAACGTCGCTACGTATGGTGGTGAGGATGTCTCGCGAGCCATGTCTGCTCACCAGCAGATCGGAACCATCAATGAAGCGATGGCGCGCGAGCGGGCTGCAAACGAGGAGCTCGTCGCCGACCTCACTCGACAGCAGCAGGAGTTCGAGGGACAGCAAGTACAAGGACGGACGCAGTTGTCTGCCATCGAGCAGCGGCAGAACGACATTATGGCTGGGCGAGCTGGCGATGCTGCCACGCACTTGCGGAATGCACGTGGCCAGGCAGGTTCTGTCACTGGGCAAGCAGGTCAAGCTGGTGTGAGTGCCCTTAACCCACAATCTCAGCCCGGTGCGATCCGTCCACCGGGACCGCCTGCAGCTGCACCATTGCCGCCGGCACCGGCAACCGGGGCACCGACCCCAACACCACCGCCTCCGCAGCGGGTGCTACCGCCAGCACCAAGGCCAGTCGTAACTCCTCCGGCTGGCCCAACTGGTCCGTCCAAGCATGCGTCTATCCGTCGGCCGCTCAACATGCTTGAGTTGGCGGACGTCGCAGCCAGAGTTCACCTTGAGAAGAGAGCTGCATTGCCAGGCTTCACACCAGGCGCCATGACCAACACCGGACTGGGCAGAAAGATCGTGGCGACGCCCGATCTGTTCGAGAAGATGCGTAGGTCGGTGCTGCCATCGGTCGCCAAGACTGTGGCTCCACGGCCTGACATGACAAGTGTAATGCAGTCCTTGGGTCTGTCGGGCATGCCAACCTCACTCGCTCACTTGCCGGTTGAGTCAGCGGTTGGTATGGGTGTAACTGCCGAACAGCATGCAGCATTGCGAAAGGCCCTCGGCTTGGGTTAATGTCCGGATACGCTGCACCTTCGCCCTGAACGGAGGTGTGATGAACCGCAAGTTCAGGTGTTCCAAGACCAACAAACTTTGTCACAAGGAGTTCTACAACGCGATTCGACATCTCAAGCGGCAGACCCGCAAGAACCTGGAAGGTGTCGATCAGATGAGGTGTTTCAAGTGTAGGCATTGCGGCTACTGGCACATCGGTCATTGTCGGCCGGTGGTTGCACAGACCATCTAAGAGAAGTAGAGTGCAAGTCGTCACTTGAAAGGAGCATGCACATGACCAACGAAGAACTCATCGCTCACCTGCAGCAGGTTCAGGCAAAGATTCAGCAACAAAAGGAGGCCGAGCAAGAGATCGCAGCCTGGCTATGTGAGCTTCGTGAAGCAATCGATCATACTGGTTGTTGAGACCCATGAAGCCGGTGTGGCTGAGCGGCTAAGTTCCGGTTTTGTAAACCGGCCCAGGTCGGTTCGACTCCGACCGCCGGCTCTACGAGGTAAGTCATGAAGAAGCGAGCTCTTGCTGAAGAACTGGCCGGCGGATGGGAAGGGCTGAGGCAGCATCCCATCGCCGGCACTGCATTGGGCATCGGCTCGTTCTTCCCTGTCGCCGGCAGTGCTATCTCTGCCGGTGACATGATGCAGAACCTCTATCGTGGCAACATGGCCAGCGCTGGCCTCAACGCTGTCGGTGTAGCAGCGGGTATGCTCCCCGGTGGTAAGGTGCTGACCAATCTGGCATCCAAGGGTCGACTTGGACAGGCAGCAGCCAAAGCGGCTCCCTACCTCGCACCCATTCCCGGCAAGATGCCGACCATCCCTCAGTTCTTCAGCGCTCCACTTGCTTCAGCAGCCGCAAGCATGGCCGATCAGTCCTTGCAGGCAGAACGGCCGACCTACCAGAAACAAATGAGAGAACAGGAGAGGATGATGAGAGACTTCAACGAATGGCGGCAACACAAGGCCACTCTTCAGGCCCTCGGTCAGCAGCCTCAAGTCAAGGAGGGGCAGGCACCAACTACAGCCGATATGGCCGGAAGATTGTGGGACATCACTCGTGGTGCGAGCCCGTACCTGGCTGCTGGGATCGCCGGCGGACATATGCTGCCGTCTTACTACAAGGATGACATGCCGGGCGTGATGCGTGGTGCCTTGACCGGCGGCGGGGCCTTCGGAGGCACCGTCGGCGGTTTCATGGGTGGCGGTCTTGGTGGTGCATCACTTGGCCGTCTGCTTGCTATGAGATACGGACTCAACCCCTCAAATGCAGCGCTGGTCGGCGGCGGCATCGGTGGCGTGCTTGGCGGCATTGGCGGTCATGCAGCTGGTCGACATGCTGTCGGTGCGCTCATGGGTAATGAGGAAGAAAACCCACGGCAGTTGAAGTTCGGCAGCGACAAGTCAGCAGCCCAAGTTGAATTGACCCCCGAAGAGTATGCACAGATCATCGAAAACCAGAAGCCTAGCCTTACTTATGGCGCTGGAATGGGTGGCATGCTTGGCGCCGCTGTGGGAGGAGATCTGGCAAACCGAGCAAGGCAGCCGACGAGAAACATTGCCGCTAGCATGCTTGGTGGTGGACTTGCTGGTGCTGGAGTTGGCCTTGGCATTCAAGGTCTGCGTCGTCTGTTATGGCGCAATCGAGGCGGGAATCCCATCCAAATAAAGTTCGGCAGCAACAAGTCAGCCGACTTTGGTCAAGCGTGGGACCAGGAAGTTGCGTCTCCATTCCGCAGGGGCATGACTGCAGTCAGCGACGTAGCACGAAACAAGATCGTCGATCCTATTGCTGGCCACTTGTCACCATCTGCAGCAGTTATGGGTCGTCATGGTTTCCCGTTGGCTCGCATCAAGCCAAGTCTTGGTGTTCGAGCTGCGCACGGTTTGGGACAGGCATCAAGATGGATGGGGAAGAACCCGGTTGCAAGCGGCAGCATGGCTACGGCTGCTGTTGCTATCCCTAGCCTGCTGGCCTTGCGTGCAATAACAGGTGGCAGTTCACAGCCACAAGCTGAAGCAGGGCCATCGGGCCCGAACGGCTACGAGGAGGAAGAGGAGAAGCAGGCGGCCAAGAACCCACAGCAGCGGGCGAAAGGTGCCATCAAACGAGAGATGAGTCAAGCCCAGCAAGCTGGTTACAGTGCTTTTGACCCACGAGCAAGGCAGAAAGCCCTCGATGCCGGTCGTAGCCGTCGTCGTGGCGCCGCACCAGTCGAACCACCTGCTGCGGCTGCGCCATTGATCGAACCATCACTTGCCGCAGCGGCTTCGCCGCCTCCGCCGACTGCAGCACCGGCTTTGCCTCCACCGAAGCCCATGCCCGACTTGTTCATCCCAACACTCACAGAAAACGTCTTCGAGCGGCAGCGCAAGTCGCTGGGCCTGGGTGCTGACGCTGCTGCCGCTGCAATGAGGCCACCAACAGGTCTGGAAGCGCCACCTCCTCTCAGTGCGTGGGGAAGGGTTAGAGCTCATCCAATGGTCAACCGCATCGGCTCCTTCGCTGCATCGCCAAGAGGTCAAGCTGCCATCCTCGGCACTCTTGCTCTCGGTGGTGCAGGTGCATACTGGGCAGGCAGACGCAATCGCAAGAAAGAAGACACACAAGCCGAGCAAGAAATGGCTCAGGCTGGTTAAGCAACGGCAGGTAAGAGGTCTCGCTTGTGGCGACCCTGGTAGCTCACAAGAGCAACTTTTGGCCAGGGGGCATCGGTGGGGCCTGGTCGACGAAAGTCGACTGGACGTTGGCCTGGTAAGGGTCACAGAACCTCGTCCCGGGTGTCATCGTGCCGCCGTCCCTACAGAACCAGGCTGGTCCTGCGGCAACGATCGAGGCCGAACCCCAAGGCGCGACTGGAGCAATCCTAACCGGCAGGGGTGTGACACTCAGCTTGCTGTTTTGGAGGAGAGACATGACCAAGATGATCTTGTGCTGCTTGATGAGTACATTTTTACTCACCGCTCAAGTCATCGCCGAAGTCAAGATCCTGGTCAAGCATCGCGTGGCGAACCAATCGCCTGGATACTGTGTGTGGTGCTCGCTTGATACGTGGGGCAATCACACCAAGAACAAACAGCTCATCGGATTGACAGCATATTATGTTGAACATGACAGACGAGCCATCAGCGGCAGGCCAGAGACAATCAATCGACAGCTCAGCATCCTTGGTGTGAAGTACGAGCATCGGCTGCCTGGAAAGAAAGACTTCGACTTCGTGAAGCAGCACGTCCAGGCCGGTCGTGCTGTTATGGCAGACGTGAGGGATTATCCACGAGTCGGCGATCTCCATGCCATCCTCATCGTCGATGCTACGGACGAGAGTGTCCGGTTCATCGACAGTAACGACATTGAGTGGGATTGGTTGTACAAGACGACAACCTTCAAGCAGCAATGGACAGGGTGGGCAGTGGTGATCCTCGACTAGCCTCAGCCAAAGGAGGTGGCCGTGCGATGCGCTACCAACAAGTTGGCTGGTCCTGCGGCGCCGCTGCAGTTGTCAATACGCTGAGGGCGTTCGGCAGGAGAGTGGCTGAGAGCTGTGTGCGAACGCACGCTGGCACCAACAAAACAGGTACAGAAAATACTGGCATCCTGGCATCTTTGAGGGCATTCGGCCTTGCTGGTGTTGAATACAACGGTACATCGAAGAATCACGCATGGCGTTGGCTGCAAGGAGCATTGCTGCAAGGGTCAGTCGTCATCCTCAGTGTTGACAGATGGACGCACTGGGTCACTTGCATTGGCTTGGTCGGCGACCGTGTAATCCTGATTGACTCGACCAACGCTATTGCCAACAAGCGGGAGAATGGCATCCACGTTATCCCCAAGGAGAAACTGATCCGCCGATGGCACCATGCCAAGCAATCGGATGAGTATTCGCTCTACGCGATCTGCGCCAGTAAGGGTTGAAGTAGGGTATCATCTACGGGAGGGATAAAACATGGTCAAACGCAAACTGATCACTCGCCTGGCGTGGACGCAAAAAGGTGTCAGCAAGTTCGAGTCCCTCATCAACGAGCACATGTTGAGAGGATGGGAACCAGTCGTCATCGAGATCGACAAGAAGGGCTTCCGGATCATCTGCTTCGCCTTGCTGGCGATGCCAACGCAATGCGACTGTGAATGCAGTTGTTGTACTGGAGAAGCACAGCACGATGAAGACTGCAAGTGTGCCTGTGATTGCTGCTTGATGCACTCGAATCAGTGCGTCAAGGAGCCCAAGGAGGATTGAAAATGAACATGGATGTTCTGGCCGATGCTCTCGCACGTCACACCTTACAGAAGCAAGGTATCGGGCCGGCCGCTCTGATTCCACTGGCTGCAAAGGCTGGCGGTGGTCTGCTTGCTGCTGGTAAGGCTACTCTACCTTGGCTTGGCATGGGTGGCGCCATGGCGGCCGGCGACATCGGTATCCGTAAGATGCTAGAGCCAGGCCAGCAAGATCCACAAGGCCCACAAGGTCCAGGCGGTACTGGCGCCGGCATGGATCAACCTGCTGCGGGGCCGTGCGGCCCAGGACATGGTTCGACCAGCGGAATGCTGGGTGGTCCCAAGGGCGGTCCGCCTGACTTTGGCAACGCTCATAGTCGTGATCGTGCCGATCCTGATATTGGTCAGGATGATTCACAGCGTCATCCAATAGCCGGCTTCAAGCTGGCCGAGGCTGCTGCTCTTCTCACGTTCCGCAAGCGAGCTCAAGGTCCAAATCCAGATCCTTACCCATATGGACATGCCTTTCGCAGTGCTGCCGAGGACATCCCCGGGCTCATCAACACGCCACTCAATGCTCTTGCTTACGGTGGACTCGGTGCCCTCAGCGGCCTAGCGCTCGGTCGTTCTCCCGGTCATGGTGCTATGATTGGTGCTGGCATGGGTGCAGGTGCAGGACTTGGTGCCACACTGGGTGGAACAGCTGGTTATGCGTTATCTCCACTTGCTGCAGTCATAGCACAGCGTTACGGCATGGACCCACGGAAGGCAATTGGCATGTCAACACGACTTGGTCTGGTTGGCGGCGGCCTCACTGGTGCGTATCTTGGCGGCAGAGCTGGTTACCGTGCTGGTAAAGCCAAGCCAAGTGAAAAACCAGAGGAGAAGCAGTCATTTGCCAAGGCAGCCATCTACGGCATTGCCGACGTTGGCGATCCAGGCTTCGCAGGGCTCCAGGAAGGCGTCTGGCATGGTCGAGATGCCCTGCAGTCCCTACGTGGCGGTCAAGTCGGCCAGGCGGGCCGACAGGGCCTCCAAGCAGCCAGGCACACGGCATCTGGCCTCGGGGAAGCTGGCGTTGCTGGCGCTCGTCGTGCCGGTGGAGCCATCGGCTCAGGTGTCCAGCGAGCTGGTGGTGCTATCGGTGGAGGTATTCAGCGGGCTGGTCGTGCCATGTCTGGCCGTCCCGGCTTGACGGCTGCTCTTGCAGCAGGCGTGCCTTTGGCTCTCGGTGCTGGCTATGCAGCTCTCGGTGGCGGCAGCAAGCCAACAGAAGGTCCGCAAGGCAAGCACGACGATGAGAAGCAGAGTCATGTCAAAGGTGCAGCAGCCATCATGAGCAACAACTTGCTGGATGTCCTGGCCTTCAACGTAGAGATGACCGATCGGAAGTTTGCCAAGCGCGCCCAGGGGCCAATGGCGCCACCGGCGACGCCAGCACCACAACCTGGACAAGCTGGCTTCAGACCGCCACCACCGCAACTGCCGTCTCAATTGCCTAGCATGGCGGGCATTCAGGCTTCGAGATCGCAACAGCCGGCAGCGCCGGCATCTTCGGCACCGTTTTACATGGCAGCGCCTGCTGCAGCACCGCCACGAACTTCACCACCGGCAGCGCCGGCATCTTCGGCACCGCCGGCGCCAAGTCAACCAGGTGGATTCACTCTCGGCGGCGGTAGTAGGCCGTCAGCACCGGCACCATCAGCGCCGCAAACAAGGCCAGCAGGTGGATCTATTGGCGGCAGAGGCAAACATGACAAGTCCGCTTCGAGCAACCTGCTGAACGTTTTGGCCAGCAACATGAAGAAGGCCGAACGGAGGGCCGGCCTCGTCCCTTTTGCTAAGTTTGCCGTGAATGGCACGGCAGGTGGATTCAATCCAGAGGCTCAGTTGGTTCATCGTATTGAGCATCCGGCTGGTTCTTTGGGTGCTCAATTGTTCGGTGCCTCTCGTGGCGGTAGCCCTACATCTGGCGGGCCACCAGGGGCTGCTCGTCCGGGGCCCGGACCTACGACCCCTCTTCCGGCGCCGGAACCGGCCAGTGGACTGCCTGGAACTGCCAGGCCCGGCTTAGCAGCGCCCAGCGCGCCTCCGGGAACCGCCAGACCCGGCCCGACACCGCCCCCAGCGCCACCACCCACTGCACAGCCAGAGGAAAGACCAGCCATCAAGCCGACAGGCGGCTTCACCATCGGTGGTGGACCAAAGAAGTTGATTGATATGGGTGTGTAACGTAGAACATCTTCTTTACGGGTAGGTCGCCACAGGCGACCTTTTCCTGTTTGCACTTGCAAATAGGCGCGAATCCAGTAAAGATTTACTCCAGTGAGGAGACAACCATGAAAATCACAGAGATTCGTGTCAAGCTCATTGAGGACAAGGCTGACAACCGCCTTCGAGCGTTCTGCTCGATCACCTTGGACGACTCGTTTGTCGTCCGTGACCTCAAGATCATTGACGGCACCAAGGGCCTCTTTATCGCCATGCCAAGTCGGAAGCTGACCGATCGGTGCCATCGGTGCGGCTACAAGAACAACCTGCGTGCGTACTACTGCAATGACTGTGGTGAGCGGTTGAAAGACAACCGTGCGGCTGTCGACGACAATGGTCGCGCCAAGTTGCACGCCGACATTGCTCATCCTATCAATGCCGAGTGTCGCGAAATGATCCAGACGGCAGTGGTCGTGGCTTACAAGGAGGAGCGCGAGCTCTCCAAGCAGCCTGGTTACGCTTGCACCTACGATGAACCCATGGATGACGACTTGGTACATGATCGTCCTCGTCGCCCCATCAATTGAGAAACCTGTTCCATGAAAGGAGACCAACATGGACATTCACATCGATCAAGCCTGCAAATACCTGAAGATCGGCTCTGTGGTTGAGACCATGGGCGACGTGTGGCAGATCGAGAGCCTCGATGAGACCGAGAAGCGGATTCACCTTCGCTCGATTCGCACCAAGAATACCGGCAGCTTCCTCATCAAGGACATCACCGGCATGTTGCTGCCGATCTGTCATGAGAAGCACGAACTCCCGACACCGGTCAAGGCTGGCCCGGTCAAGAATGAAGTTGCTGCTGGGCCAGCAGCCAAGTTGACTGGCACGAGTGAAGTGACGCCGGTGGCTCCTCCCAAGACGCCTGGTCCGGCCGCACCAACCCCGAAGAAATGATTGGATCTCGTCATGGATGGGATAACACGCGATTGGCTGTGGAATAAGTTGAAAGAGTTCTACATGACAACCGGTCGTGAGGCCAAGATCATGCTAGTCCCACGTGGCGTATGGTTGGCAATGTGTCGATGGTCCAGTAATGAATGGGGTGATCCTATTCTTGCCTACAAAGTCAGAGAGGGATACAAACCCCCAAAGTTGTGCGGTTGCAAGTTGTACCTGGAAGCATCAGCCTTCGCTCTGGTTTGACAGCATGAAAACTTTGTATGTCACCGTTGGCCTGCCTCGCTCTGGCAAGTCGACTTGGGCACGGCAGCAGAACGTGCCCACCGTCAACCCCGACAGCATACGCCTGGCTTTGCACGGCCAGCGCTTCTATCCGCCAGCCGAGCAGTTCGTGTGGGCAGTGACCAGCCTCATGGTTCGTGCCCTTTTCATCGCTGGCCATGATAAAGTCATCCTCGATGCCACCAATACTACCAAGTCGAGACGCGACAAATGGTCCTCGACCGAGTGGGCGACTTGCTACGTGTTGTTTGGCACTGAGAAGGAAGAGTGCATCTGTCGTGCAGGTGATGACGAGGAACTGATCAGAGTCATCGAACGTATGCACGCAGAGGGCGAGCGCGTGGAACTGACTGAGAATTGGATTCTTCCAAAACCTATCAATTGAGGTACTTGATTGTGAGTAGCATAATCATTGCTATACCACCTGTGTGTAACAGAAAAATCAGGTGTATGCTCGATGCTGCTAAGCAAAAAAGGAAAACTGTCCCATTATATGAACATGCCATCGAGCTCTTCAGTGAACTCAAGATTGCTGGTTCACTGACAGAGGTTTATACCGGGCGTACATGTCCGCATTGTGGTGTTGCAACTGTGTGGAGGTGTGCCGATGATATGTATGCGTGTATGACGTTGCAACATTACAGTGAGCCTTTCAACGGCAACTTGTTTGGCTTTATCTGTCATCTCTGTAACGTGCTTGATGGCAATTTCGGTACGAAGTTGTTCGTGGAAACGCTGCAACGTCCTGGTTTCAAATGGTGTCAACACCACAAAGTTTTCCATCCAGCCAATGATTTTCGCCGCACCGGTCGTTACGGGGGAAGACCGTACTCTGACATTGAAGCGTATGCCAAGTCTCATCCATTAGGTTATCTGGTTGCTCTGCGTAGTATTTGCAGATCTGCTGAGATAGAGCACAAAGAAAATTCATCGATGGTGACAAAGGATGATTGACTTTTTGATCTCCTTCCGAGATAATTTATCTTGAAAGGAGATCAAGCCATGTTGTAGATTGATCACGTTTACGTTGTTGTCTGCCGAGACATCCCAGTTCGTCATCAGGCTGTTCAAGCATGTCACGCCGCCATTGCAGCTGGCCAGGATCTCATCCGCTGCAAGTCTCCGTACCTCGTCCTCGTCACCGTTCCCAACCAGCACGCCCTGATTGCGTTGAGCTGCAAGCTCAGCAGAGCAGGCGTGGCTCATCGTGTTTTCAATGAGGATGACATGGGTGGTCGGCCGACAGCTTTGGCGACACAACCAGTGACTCAAGAGCAGCGGAGCCTGTTTGGAGGATTGCCGCTCTATCGGGTGGGTAGCTCAGCAGCAGAGCGTCGCAGCGGCCCTCAAGGCCAAGCGAAGGTCGGAGGTGCAAGTCCTCCCCCACCCGCTGTGAATGCGTCGGGATGATCAGTAGGCCCCTTTACTGCATGGTCACTGCCGCTGTCATGCAGACGCATTCGCCATCCCGCCGTAGCTCAATTGGAAGAGCAGGAGCTTCTAAAACTCTTGGTTCCGGGTTCGAGTCCCGGCGGCGGGTTTGGAAATCGAAAGCCGACATCTTGCGATGCCGGCTTTCGTCGTTTACGATGTCTACATGCCTGACATCTACACTCATCATTCTGATGCACCCAAGCGTTGGTACAAGATCGGTGTCGGTTTTGTCGATGCTGAAGGCCAGCCATTACAGGAGAATCGTATGTACGAACGTTTCACCGACCGCTCTCGCAAGGTCATGCAGTTGTCCAACCAGGAGGCCCAGCGCCTCAACCACGAGTATATCGGCACCGAGCACATGCTGCTTGGCCTCATCAAGGAGGGCTCCGGTGTTGCTGCCAACGTCCTCAAGAACCTCGATCTCGACTTGAACAAATGCCGAGTCGAAGTCCTCAAACTGGTTTCACCAGGGCCGGGCCCCGCTGTGATCATCATGGGCAAGCTACCTATGACCCCACGAACGAAGCGTGTCCTCGAAAGTGCCATCCAATCTGCCTTGGATCTCAACCACAACTATGTTGGTACTGAACATCTATTGCTCGGTCTCGTCACCGAGAGAGAAGGCATTGCTGCGCAAGTCTTGATGAACTTCAACGTCACAGTTGAAACGGTCCGTGAGGAAGTCCTCAACTTACTGGGTTTCAATCCTCGGCAGGTGGATGCAGAGGCAGAGGCGGACGAGCAGCTTGAAGAAGGGCTGGCACTGAAAGAGATGCTCAGGGAGTGGCTGACTGCGTGGGTCGGCGAGCGCCACGAGTACGTGAATGGCTGTTACACTTGTGAATGTTGGGAGGCGTTCGACACCATCTTCCGTCACGCGAGGTGAACGTGGACAAAACCCTGCTCGCTTATACGGCCGGCTTCTTCGATGGAGAAGGCTGTATTTGTGCCACCCGTAGAGGTTGCCGACTGTTCATTGCCAACACTCGCCTGATTGTGCTCCATAGTCTTCGCTTCAAGTGGAGCAAGATGGGGCACATTTATGTTTGGCAATCGAAGAAATACCCACATCACAAACCCAAGTATCACTGGGCAATCACTACTGGCGAGCAGGCCACACATTTTTTGCGGCACATACGTGACTATCTGATTCTCAAATCTCGGCAAGCCAGCCTTGCGTTGGAACTCATCAGTTTGAACCCTGGTTCTGGCCATCGGCTGAGAGGCGCAGCTTTAGAACGACGCAACTGGCTCGTTGATGAAATCCGCAGCATCAACCGAAAAACACCACCAGCTCCACATGGAGATAATCATGTCAGCGCAAGAGAAGTTCCTCGCTGAAGAACGTGCTCGGATGCGCACTGAGGCTGATTGCAAGCAGGAGCGTTTCCATAAGTTGGCAACACTCGAATACTTCTACCTTGAGCATCTGGCTGAAGATTGTGGTAATGGCACTGATTTCGATCATGCCATTCTGCACGGCATTCAGGCCCTCAGAGACCGCTTTTGTCCGAGAGTCACCAAGGAGACAGGATGAACATCTTGCAGATTTCCGTTTTCATCAACATCATGCTCATGGTTGCGATTGGCGTGATGTGCTACAGGTTGAATCGAGGCAAGGCAAAATCGACCGAGGCTTTCCGCATTTTGAAAGAACTGGAGATGCACCTTGCTTCTAACAAAACCAGATTGAACAACAGTCATCGTGACACACAGCTTGCTACCGATCGAGCCAGAAAGAACCAGGATCGGTGGGTAAAGTTCCGTCATGACATGATTCGCTTGTACGCCATGCACGAGTTTGTTGTCATTGGCTGTGAGGACGCTCTTGAGCGTGTGGCCACTTGGCATCAACTGCCAATTGGCGAGCAAGCCGAATGGATGAAGCGTGGCACTGACTTTGTCGAAAAGACCTACGGACCTTGGGTGGGATGATGATACGCTTGAACAACAACTATGTTTTTGACTTCGCAGTGGCGAGCGGTGCCTTGGGTTTTGACGGTCGTGGGTACTGGTGGGAACAGCCATTCCGTTGGTTGGGACAGCTCGACCCTCACCAATTCCTTGTCATCACCAAGACCCTGACTCGTCATCCACGTAAAGGCAATCTGCGCTGGTGGTGTCCCTGGCGTTGCGTCCGTCCCGTCCCGGGTGGTTTTGTCAACGCAGTGGGCCTCACCAATCCAGGTTTGGACGCATGGTTCAAGCGTTACTACCATCACGTCGTTGCTGACGAGCTGGCCATCGCTGTCTCTATCGCTCCGGAAACTCCGGACGATGCGAATTGGATGGCCTGGCGCATCATGTCCAGTGACGGTTGGCAGTGCATCAAGGCCATCGAGCTCAATGTCTCCTGTCCGAACACTGCCAATGCTTATGAGACCTGCAAGGCGGCCGAGTTGATGGTCAAGGCCATGCACCCGGCTGGCTTGCCGATCATTTTGAAGTTGGGTTACCAGCAGCCGTTCTTCAAGATCTGCATGGACCTGGATGGTATGGTTAGTGCCTACGACTTGATCAACACTGTCCCCTGGAGAGACGTCTATCCCTGCCGTCCGTCGCCGCTGGCTCATCTGGGTGGTGGCGGCGTGTCTGGTGAGCCTATCATCTACCAGGCGATCCGTGCGTTGCGGCTCGTCAAGGAGTCTGGACTTGTAAAGACGCCGATCATCTCCGGTGGTGCCATTACCGATTTTGAGCAAGTGAAGCTTCGCTTCAAATTGGGTGCCGATGCTGTGGCATTCGGCTCGATCTTCCTACGTCATCCCACTCGCCCCAACACTATCGTCAATCAATGGAGAGCATCGTGAAGCACGAAACCCAAGTCATTAGTGTCCGTGCTCCTGTTGACAAGCTCATCATCCCGGTCGTGAAGGCATTGCTTGCCTTTCCCGAGGTAGCAACCCTCTACTCGTGCCAAGGTGTTGCTTATGCCCAGAAGACCGCCAAGGAGTGGAACTTCATCAGGGATTCCTCCTATGTGATCTTCACGGCGGGTGGAGGCTCAGTGATTGAGCTTGCTGTGTTCCTCAATTTCCTCAGCGAGAGAGTCTCCAGCATGGACTGCTACGCACAGTTCGAGCTGCCGATTGTGGGTGTGGCTCCACAGATCGAACTTCACTTTCAACAAGAGCACATATCCAAGATGGCTATTTGGCTGCGTGCGATCCGTAAAGAATGGCCCGGACTGAGGGTGGAACTGAAGTCCCACCTGTCTAAATTTCGATAGTGAATGAGTCATTATTGAATGGCCACGTTAGGGGGCACTGCCACCGTGCAGGTCCCAGTGTCACGCACACACGGATGTGCTGCTTCGGCAGCACATCGTTTTGATTGCAGTTACCTTTTTTCTTTTATTTATGGGAGATCAGCATGCCAGATATGCTCGACAGTTTTCCTTACGCTGAGAAGCAGAAGCGGGCTGAGAAGATCGCCAAGCATCTCGTCCGTTCCAATGATCTTGGTCGTGAAGTTGAGTTGGAGGTTATCGACGAGGACGACAAGGTGCTGGGTGATCTGGTGAGGAATGAAATGAGCAAATTACAAGATGCTCATCAAAATTCTAGCGTCAAGTTAGTGCAGAACAGGGAAGACCTGGAGAAGCTGCCCGATGGCGCCAAGACAGCCATCAAGGAAATGCTCGATCAGATGGGCGGTCAAATGCCGCCGGGTGGTCTTTTCCAGGTGAAGATGGATAGTGTCAAAGGACTTGATGCTGCTGTCGACACGATAATCACCAACGGTGCTATCAATCTTAGTAGCCTCGTTGTTTCCAGATTGGCAGCCGTGCGAGCTACAGCCATTGCCAGTGCTATCGAAGGACTGGTGACCCGTTCCCACAACTTGCAAGAATCTATGCCCAAGCTGAGAGGGGCAACCAAGGCAGCAGCAACTGCTATTCTCAAGCGGATCGATGAAGCTATCCTCGTCACCTTTGGCGAGCACAACTACGATGCAGCCGTCAAACTGAACAAGGAGTTGTCCGAGAAGAAGCCACGCAAGAACAAGTAAGGTTTCGACCAATGTCCCAGGCACGGGCTCTGCTGGAAAGCGGATACCGGTGAGCTTGTGTCCCGCAAAGAGGTTCATCATGCACTACATTCCCGAGGAACTGACCCTCCACCTGACCTCCATCTTCAAGGACAAGAACGATCCTGAACCCGACTGGTTCCACGTTACTAGCACTCGTGCTGGTCGTAGTATTGGCCCGAATGCGTTGAACACGCCCTTCAACCCCGTCGACCCGTACCCCTCGCTCAAGGACGCAAAACAGAAGGCGGCAGCGATGTTAGGGGTCGACTACACCAGTATCAAGCTGGTACACTATCTTCAGCCATACGTCCAGGCGTATGAAGACCCTGAACCACTCGTCGTGAGGTGATCATGAACCGACGGTCCTTCCTGACCACTACCCTCGGCGCCACAGCCGCCGCAGCTGTCAGTGAGCGTCAATCCATCGCGAGGATTCCATCCTCGCCGCCTGAAGTGGACCTCAGCATTATCTGCCGGCGCTGGTTCACCGGTGAATACACGTTGGACGACGTGGCCAAGGTCGTCGACATCCTCTTCACCAGGGAATGGGCCGACCTGCCTACAATCAGTGATAAGATGTTCCGGCAGCTCATCACCATCCGGCCTGATTTGTGTTGGGTTCGGGTGATCTCGCCTCGCATCACGTTCGACATCTATGAGTCGAACGAAAAGCGCTGCGACATCGCCAACACCATGTCCCCGTTCCCGCCACCTTTCTCAGTTCCGCCAGCAACGCTTCCAGTCAACTACTATCTGCGGAACGGCTCAGCTCCTAAGCGTTTGACTTACGCCATTCGGAATGTCATTACTGAGCTGTGCAAGCACTCCAAGTCGTGGTATGAGGATAATCCACAGTTCCACGATTACGCGATCTTTGTTCAGCCCAGTGTGTGCTTCAAGCAAGAGGCATATCTGCTGGACATGTTCTGCTACTACCACGTCTTCGGCTCGACCGATGAGAAGCGAGAAGACATCATGTTGGCGATCAAGCACTATGACAACGACGTGGTTACGAAGCCCCTGTGAAAGCTGACCTGGGAGTAATTTTTTACTCGGAGATACACCATGAACGTCAAGGAGTTCAATACAGCTTGGCTGGCTTCTCTGGTCAGGTTGCAGAAGCTGGGCATCAAGCAAGAAGACGTCGAGGTCGTGATCGAAGCCAATGATGATGGTATTCTGGAAGTGGCTCATGTCGACCTGGAAGAGCCATGCGACGATAATCCTGAATATCAGGAACACGTTCGCTCCGGCGGCGAACGAGAATACTCACTCGTCATTGAAGGCGTGTGATCCATGAAGTACGACGACATCAGATCAAAGTTGCAGACTGGCGACATCATCCTCTATTCGGGTGATGGCGACTTCTCTGCCTACATCAAGGCGTCTACTCTCTGCAAGTGGTCGCACGTGGCCATCGCGATTCGTGTTGATAATCCAGACATGGTGTTGGTCTGGGAGTCATGCGGCAACGGTGTCGCCTTCGACAACCTCGATCAGCAGATGAAGCCGAAGAAGCTGCAGTTCATCAAGCGGCTCATCAACTACTCGGCTGGCGATGTGGCCATTCGTCATCTTCGTTGCGACACCAGAGACAGCTTCATGGCTGTGTTCGAGGAGCTTCGCAAGGAAATCGAAGGTCGGCCATACGAGACCAATGACATGGAGCTGGCCAAGGCCGTCCTCGGCACTTGGGGCAACAACGAAGAGGCTCTGGCCAGTTTCTTCTGCAGCGAGCTTGTTGCTGAAACCTACAAGCGATGGGGCTTGTTGCCGAACTCACGCCCATCCAATACATATCGCCCAAGGGACTTCTCTAATAGTGGCTACTTAACGCTGCTAGGTGGGGCTGTCCTTGAACCCGAGATCCTTCTAACTGAGAAGGTCGACTGATGGGCGAAGCCTTGGAAACCCTGCTTGCTCTTTTGCTGTTGCTATTGTTTGCAATCTTCGGCGGCTGTATTTTGCTTGTTTGTTTGTGGTCTTTCAATTGAAAGGAAAAGATCAATGCGTCGTTGCACGGACATCACTCTTATTCTCGACAAGTCGGATTCGATGCAGAACTGCCATGGTGCTACCATTGAGATGGTCAACACGTTCATCGAGGACCGACGCAAGGACCCAGAGGATTGCACCTTGAGTTTGGTGCAGTTCAGCACCCACAATTCTTACTCCGATCCGCTGACCCGCACCTTCGCCGGTCTGCCGGTCAAGGACGCGCCCAGGCTTACCCAACACACCTATCGCCTACATGGTATGACGGCGTTGCTGGATGCTGTGGGCATCACCATCAACGACGTCGGCAAGCGTCTCGCTGCACTGGCTGAAGATGATCGGCCTGATCGCGTCCTCATCGTGGTCATGACTGACGGCCTGGAAAACGACTCGAAGAAGTTCACTCGTGAGCAGATCATCAACATGACCAACCACCAGCGCAATGACTACCGCTGGGAGTTCATGTTCCTCGGTGCGGACATGGATAGCTTCACCGCCGAGCAGCAGGCACAGGACCTGGGCATCTTCTCCAACAACTCGCTGAACTACAGGAAGGGCAGCACTAGAGCTGCTGGTCAGTGCATGACCCAGTCGGTCTCCAACTATGCTGGCCCGTTGGGAGATCAGGGGCCACAAGGTCCACAAGGCCCGGGCATCTTCGCTCTGGATGAGGGCACTCAGATCGCCTCACAGGGACTGCGACAAGAGGCAGATGATGCCATTAGAGTTGGAGCTGGCACTGGCAAGGCAGTCAACCCCAAGTCGACTGGTCGCAAGCGTAACAAGAAGTAACGTCGTCCATCCATCGCAGCCATTTTCCGAAAGGGGCAAGAAATGAATCGTCGTGGTTTCCTGTCGCGTGCATTCTTCGCGACAGTGGCATTCCTCGGTCTCTCGTCCATCACGGAGGCGTTCCCGTCGAAGATCGATATGCTTCGCTGGGATGGTCCGATGAGCAATCAGCCGGTTGCTATCGGCTGGTGGGATATGATCCCGGGTGACATCGTCTCACCGAACGGTAAGGACATGTGGCAGATCGAGACCCTGCCTTACTTCAACAAACGTGGTGAGGAGTGCATCAAGCTCTCCCACCAATGGACCAGGTCGTGATCTGAACCTTTCGTCGGCCATGGAGCTAACAACTCTGTGGCCGATGATACTCAAAGGGAGGATGAAATGGGATGGTGGAGAAGCCAGAATGGTGTCATTGGCGATCGGCCTGCAGACATCATGGACGGTGCAATGAAGGCCATCGAGCAGTCCTATCTGCGCGAGGCTGGGCGCCTGCCTACCCAGGGTGAAATTGCCGACTTGGTGCAGTTCTGCTCGTGTGGCGTCTTTGAGGTTGCCTGTGGTGACCCAAAGTACGACTTCAGCAAGCAGAATTTGCACCTCGATGACACACCTCGTCGCTGTCGTCGTGGCGCACAAGGCGCCTCTGGGGTGGCTAACCAGCCCAAACCGGGAGAGATGGGCAACGTTGATCCCAAGAGCGGCGACCACTATGAAGCTGGTGAGCTCAGGGAGGTCATTGCTCAACAGGTCAAGGAAGCAACTGATGTCGCTTGACAACAAGTATCCGAATCGGAAGGACCAGAGGCGCCCGTACTACAAGAGCAAGAGATTCGATCGGAGTTGTCGCCCAGGTGGCTCCTGTCCATATTGCCGTGGCAATCGTTTGTGTGGCAGTCATCGACGTGAGGCTGCTGCGAAAGGTCAGATCAGCGAATTTCTTCGAGAGACCAAAGTGATGGTCCATCCTGACCCAGGTCTGATCTCTCTCAAGGAGCATGATCAGTCGGCTCGCGAGCGTTACCATCGACGCAAAGAGGGCAAGCAACACAATGGGATTGCTTGTCCTCTTTGTGGTAAGGAACTGGTCGATACTGACCCATTTCTTCAACTGCTGAGTAGCCCACCACACACGAGGGTTGAATGTCTATCTTGCAAGTGGAGCGGCACCCGGGTCGTATAGACGAGATCCACCAAGAAATTTGCCGGATACGCAAGCAACTGAAGTTGCTCATCCGATGGACTAAGAAACCACACTCCTTATCACGGATGATCTGGGGCATACCTGAGTTTGCCATCTTCATGAGGCGAGCTTGGAGTCGTGGACAATGGTGTATCATCGACAGCAAGAAGTCACGCATCGGTGTCTTATCGTTTGCCTGGTTCGCTGTAACGATTCGACTTTGAGGTTGTCATCACATGGATCGTACACGGCTACAATTTTGAAGAAACCAGATTCGCACTGGACACTCTGGCTACATCGGTGAGGAGAAGCAACAATGTTGTCATGGAAGGACATTCCCGGTTGGACGCTTGGCATCGAGCAGCTCTACCCAGCTGTCGTTCGATATTTTGACGATGGTGCTGTCTTTGTTGAAATCGGCAGTTGGGTTGGCAGATCAGCTGCCCTCATGGGACAGCTCATCAAAGAATCGAAGAAGCAGATCAGGTTCTACACGATTGACCACGGGGTGGGCTCACCTGAAGAACCCAAACTGGAATCGATGGTACAGGCAGTAGGCGGTAGCACTACGCAGTTGTTGACTCAGAATTTGCAGCGCTGTCAGGTGCATGACGTTGTAACACAGTTGACGATGACAGGTGCCGAAGCTGCCAAGCTCTTCAGCGACAACTCTGTTGACTTCGTTTTCATTGACGGCGACCATGCTACTCCTGCTGTCATGCTTGATATTGAGACCTGGTGGCCGAAGGTCAAAAGTGATGGATACCTGTCTGGTCATGACTACAGTCGCGCATCCGTGAAAAATGCAGTTGACCAGTTCTTTGCGAAGCTCAAGATTGTAATTCATGAGCCACAGCCGCACTGTTGGTCGGCAAAGAAACCATGAGGGTCCCGATATGACTGGTCTTGAATTGATTCTCGGTCATCTTATTGGTGACTACATCGTCCAAAACGATTGGATGGCCACTAACAAGGTGAACCGATGGTCTGGTGAATGCCCAGACATAAAGTCAGAACTGGTGCAAAACGCTTCATCCCACGGGTACGATTTGATTCGAGAATGGACACAACGTCGGGAGGCATTCTATATTGGTCATCTGGCTTGCACCGTTCATTGCCTGCTCTATACCTTAGCAGTTGCCGCATTCACCTTCTGGTGGATGCCTTGGTGGGGCTACCTGGCCTGTTTCTTTATCCATTGGCCTATCGACCGCTTCCGGTTGGCTCGGGAATGGATGGTGCGCATCAGCGGTCAGGAGAAGTTTGCCACTGGTCCTTTGTCACCGTGGTCGATCATCATCGTTGACAACATCTGGCATTTACTCACCCTCTACGCCATCGCTCGACTTGGAGGAGCACTTTGAACTGGAGCACATACGACACGGTTGTTGCAGTAGTGATTGTTGTTCTAACCCTGATTTTCTGCCGACAGGAACAGCATAATGAGCGTAGTGAAAACCAAAAAGAGGACCCGGACTGGTCCATCTAAATCAAAGCCAAAAAGGGGGTCACCCTTGTCTGGCGAACGGAAACTGGTCAACAATGCTTTGATCAATCATCTACGTGGCTCGCCCGGTGAAAAAATGCTCGCCTTGGAGGCTATTACCGATTTCATTAACTTGAGAGCACGAGAAGATGGCTATCATCTGCCACTGAAAAATTGTCCGGTGGCACAAGACGAGAAAGTCGTTGCTACGGTTGCTGGCATCCCATTATACGAGTGTGATTTTCGTACAGATGCCGATATGCGTGAGACGGTTTTCCGTCGAGTGAGGTTGTATGGTGAGAAGTTGAGCCCTGCTGTCACGGCTCTCAGGTATCCGGGAACCATCACAGATGGTGACTACAAAGCCATTACGCAGTTCATGGTCGATCACCTCAATGCGATGCTGAAGTTGGACCCAAAGGCCATCACAGCTTTCATGGATGCTCTCTTCCCGTGCAACATCAAGTTGAGCGAAGAAGTCGTCCTCGGTACTCGGAAAGACGCCTTCACATCTCTTGGCCTCATCAACGGTTTGATTGGTCATGGCCGCTGGCGTGTCGTTGCTGTGTGTGATGACACTAGCAAATCGATCATCAAGTTTGATCTCGGAAAGGTTTGACCGTGACACGGATAATCAAAAAGAAGCGTAACCGAACTGGTGATCACCTTCGTGCGCTTGGCTTCGACAAATCCTACAAATCTGATAGCGGTAGCTATCGTGTTGTCTGCAGCCAATGCGCAGCTTTGGTGATCAACGGTGTGGCGTGTCATGAGACCGGCTGCCCGAACCAAAGAAAGGGTTGATGACGCATGACGACAAGGCGTTACCCTATCGTTTTGTCAGCATCAGAGCTTGCCTGGGCACAGAGGGTCGGTCTTCTGAGAAGTGAAGGTGCCAAGAAGGATGGCAAGAACGAGGCACATGGCCACTCAGCTGATTTTGATCTGGCTGATCACATCCTTGGCTGCTGTGGCGAACTTGCTTGGTGTAAGTTCCTCGGCGTCCTCTGGGCAGCATTAGTTGGCACCTACCATGAGTGTGCCGACATCATTGATTGCTTACACATACGGACGGGTTCTCATCTGAACGATCCACTGATTCATCGACCGTGTGATAAACAAGGCGACTACTGGGGATTGGCAGTTGGCTGTGGAAGAGTGTTTTTCATTTGTGGTTATGCTCTTGGCTACGAGGTCAGGGCACTTGGCACATGGACCAACTTCAATAAGCCCGATCGTCCTCTGGTATGTGCAGTTGAACAAGAGCTCCTCTATGATGCTGCAGAACTGAAAGCATATCCTCTGTGGCTGCTACCTATACCGCCTTGCATTGAATGCAAGGAGCTGGATGATGGTCCCAATGCACCATTTCAGACCAAAGTAGCCTCAGTGCTTGTTAGTAGCTGAAGGAGAAAACATGCGTAGCTTCATTCTGTTGCTGCTTTTCGTCTTCCCATGGCTACTGGTCATCGGATTGGCTGCAGCAGCTGTGTACGTTGGCATCAATGCCCCACACAATAAAGACTTGCTCCTCATGTGCGCAGTTGGAGCTGGACTCTCTGCCACCTTCCTGGCGTTACCAACCACGTTCATGGTGCTTGCTGCTACTGAGGATGGTGACAAAAAGGACAAGAAATGAACAAGCGTATCTGCTTCTTCGGCGGACCCAGTTCAGGTAAATCCACCATGGCTGCCAAAGTCTTTGCCGAGCTCAAGGCTCAGCAGCGACCGTTCGAGCTCGTCGACGAAGCAATCAAACGAATGGCCTGGCAGAACATTCCACCACAGGGTTGGGATGGTGTTTGGCTGTTCGGCAAACAGATCCACCATGAAGATGTTGTGCTCCGCTCTGGCGGCTGCGTCGTTACTGGTGGACCACCTTTGCAGCAGATCGTCTACATGAGGTTCCGCAGCGAGCCGTACTGGCGCGATCTGCTAGAGGTCGCACGGAAATTCGAGTGGGAGTATCCAGCAGTCAACATCCTGCTGAAGCGAGCAGTTCCCTATCAGACAGCTGGTCGTTATGAGGCCACCGAAGATCAAGCTGTCAAAATCGACATTGACACTGTCGATCTGTTGAAAGTGGCCGGCGCAACACATGTTGAGTTCGCTCCACAACAGTTTGATGAAATCATGAATCACATTGCCAAGTTCATTTGAGGAGACAAAAATGCACAGTCTTGAGTCTCATCTGGCTGCAGTACAGGAGTGGTGGGATGCTTTTTACAATGGTTGGCTCAGCTTCCTGCCCGAGCATCATCGGCCTGTGGCCTTGGTCCTGACAGCTATGCTGTTGATCCTGGGTATCACCGTGCTGTACTATCGGCATCGACTTGCCAAAACTTTCAAGGGTCATCAACATCTCAATCGTAAGCTCGACGAGCTGCAGAGGGACGTCTATAGGGCAAACGACAAGGCACTCAACAAGACTGATCCGCACGTCGCCGAAATGCGGCAGCTGTTCACTACACTTCTTCAGTCCATGGAGAAGTCTAGCGCTACGACTGCCAATTCTATTGCCAATCAAGCCAAAAACAGCAATGATGCTCTCAGCGCTGCGTGCAAGGAAGCGATCAATAAGATCGATTCCTCACTGACTAAGGCGATGGAGAGAATCGAGAAGACCCAAGATGCTGGCAACAAGGTTCTGACCGAAACCATTCGTCAATTCGTCGATCTTGCCAAATCTCAGCACACGGCATCCATGCAGGCTGTTCGCGAGGCCGTCCAACTGAATGATGATGACGATGATGATGCTGACGAGGACGAGGAATAATCCATGAAAGCAAAGTGTCCACACTGCCAATCTGGCTGCGACAAGTGCGTGAATGGCTACATCAAGGCCGGTTTTGCCACCGGAAATATCTACACCCGTCGCTGCAACGCCTGTGGCGAAGACAACGGCGGGAGGATCGATTGCTTCCCAGACATCCCAGTAGAGAAGTGGGAGACACCTGGCACATGCGTCTGGTGCAAGAGCCCGGATGTCATCTGGTTGCTGATCGGTGCATCCAGACCACATATCCCAACCTCGTGTGAAGTCTGTGCCACTGAGGTGGCCGATCCAGTAGAAGCTAAATACACCTGCTCTGTTTGTGGTGAGAGGCTTTGCTCTGGGCATGCTGATCACCACGCAGCGTGTGTCTGATCCTTTATCCAGTCCTTGAAAGGACCACGTTATGTTCACTCCAGAGTTCCAAAAAGTTCCGCTCACTGACCGTCCTGCCTGTGTTGAGCAGGAGCGGCAGCGTCGTGTAGAAGCCGATCCGGAAGCCTATGTGGCTGTTCCGGTACTCGTGCCCAAGATGAGCACTATGGTCGAAGGCGCTGTTGCCGACTATGAGCTCTTCTGGTTGGTCGGACTGCCCGGCCCAGTCGATCATCCTCGATTTCCCGGCAAGAAGGCACGGGAAGCCATCAACTTCCAGTGTTCGCGTGAGGAAACAGCCGAAGACTTGGTATACGTCCTCAACAATGGTCGCTTGATGCGCGAAATCAGCGATAATGCAAGGAAGTCGATGGCAGAAGAGCTCGACGGAAAGACTACCACACAGACAGAGACTGAAAGAACGCCAGAAGACGTGCTGACTTCTGGCTAAACGGAGAACGATCATGGGGATAGAGAAGCGTGGTTCTACCGGTGAAAGTGACATCCGGAAGTTGGTCAAGCAGGCCAACGATGAGGAGAAAGTCCTCATCATCAACCTGGATGGGTTCGTCAAATTCGCCAACGGTAAAAACAAGCCCGCCATTGCGATCGTTGCCACCGGTGATCGCGCTCTCCTTCTTCGTGAGTTCATTGACAAGATTTCTGACTGAAGAGGTGCATCATGCCTACCACAGGCCAAGAAGCCGACAAGATCATAGAGCTGTGCAGCAAGCATGGCATGCAGCCGAAGCAACTCTTACATTTGGCTAGGGACTTGCACGAGCAAGTTGGCAAGGACAGTGACAACTGGTCTGTCCGAGAAACGATGCGGATGATCTACGATCGAGCTCTCGATGAGGCAATCAAGTGGCGTCCGGCTGATATGACTGTCGACGACTTCTTGCTGCACATTGGTATGAGCCGACCAACTGGCCCAGAGGTGTCGTCAAAGGAACCAGTCAATGAGGCATGGGCAATCAACCTCGGGCAGAACGTTTGGATGGTGCTGTGGTATTGCATCGTCATTGGTCACGTCTCTGTCTGGTTTGCCCTGTTGTTAGCTTGTGTGCTGACCACGGTTCATCAACCTTGGTATCTGGCAACGCCCACCGTTAGTTTTTGTCTCTACCTTCTCTTCACTGATACACAGTGCCCGATCACTCGCTGGGAGAATGCAGTGCGCCGGCGACTCGGCTGGGATGAGGTTGGCCACTTCACTCACTGGTATGTTATCTGTCCACTGTTTCACGGTCGGACATGCAACCGCAAATGCTCGGCTCTGCGAGTCGGACCGGGGTAAGGAGCGTAGCCCATGGCCGGTAAAATCAAGATCGGTTTGAACATCAAGTGTGAAGATGGATTGTCTTGCGCCAGCTTCGACAAACCCATCTCCGCTTTCGACCAGGTCAATAGAGGCCATGACGACAACAACTGGGATGTCGCAACTGCACTGACGAACTTTGTCCCGGTCAATGTGCCAAATCCCGGCTACACCGTCTTCCAGAACACCGATCTAGTGAATCCGGTCGAAATTGGCTACAACGATGGTGGCACGCTGCGAGGCATGATCACCCTGGAGCCCAAGGGTGGTCTTGCCCTCTTCAAGCGTAAGTCTGGACGAACCATCGCAGGCATTGCCTCTATTGCTACTGTGAGAGTTCGTTACTACACCTTGGAGACCTAAGATGGAGAGTAAGATGAAAGACAAACTATGTACTCGCTGCCAAGAGCGCGAGGGCATTCATGAGATCAAGGTCGGCCAGCTTGGCAAAACCGAGCTTGCTCCTTCGTTGTGGTATTGCGATCCCTGTTGGAAGTACCTGCAACAGAAAGCCGTAGAAAATTCTCCGTGGCATGGCCATGGCTGTGGCTGCCACACGGCGGTTACTGTACACGTTCCGCCTCAACCGCTCGACATCCCGGCGTCTCCTCCACAACCGAAATTCACCGGCGACAGGCCGCTTCCCGAGATTTACTCACGCAAGTAATTTTTTACTGGAGAGCAACTCATGTGGACATGCTCCGAGTGTCGATCATCGTTCGATCCAACGATCAAGAAGTATCACTTCAATCTTTGCCATACCTGCTACTTCAATCCAACTATCGCCAAACTCTACCGCTCCGGCAAGAAGCAACCACTGATTGATGAGCCAGCGTTGATTGGCCCGGGCTGTGACCCAGACATCATCGATCCCAATTCGCTGCTCGAAGACACCTTTCAGTTCAAGATACAGGAGACAGGCCGGTGGAGCTCAGCTAACCCACCAGTAGCCAACCTCCCTCTTCGAGCACGAGCTGAACTGTGTAAGTTGAGTGACCTGTCTGGCGACTCGATGATCGAGTCAGGTCGTGCCATCAACCTTCTAACTATCGCCGTGCAATCTTGGAACAGCCCAGCAGAATTTGCCAAGTTCGTGGCGGATACAGAAGGCTCGTATGTGATCCGTCGTCTCGTCAACGATTTGAAGCTGATCTATCACATCAACGGCAGCTTGGTTTACGTTAGCATTGGTCCAGGTGTGATGCGCTTCTTGCATTGCGCAAGGTGTGAAGTTGGCTGGCCAATCAGTCGTATCTGGGAAGACAAGGCTTTCGACGCTCACTGGAGCAACTTCGAGTTCGTTGGCACTTGCCGTGAGTGCAAGCATTATGGCACCCTGCTTCGCCATGATCATCCTGCTTGGGACAAGTTCAAGGTGACCACCTTCAAGAACGAAGAGATCGTGACCACCGTTGACAACTTCACCCTGGAATGTCAGCTTGTCTGGGAGCTACCTGAAGCTCTTCGCATGAACATCTATGGTGGCGAAAAAGAAGAGATCTACAACTTGCCATGGGAGATCATCCGAGCTGCTCAATCCGGGAAGCTCTGCTTTGATCGTGGTCGTGTTCATCGCGTCAAGGATGTTGTGGCTGCTCTCCAAGGCAGCTACAGTGCTCACATTAGTCCGATGAGTGATGCCCAACTCAATTCCTTGCTGAACGCCAATTTCGAGTAGAATGAGGGCAGCCATGCAGAATCGTCTGACATGGCTGCCTTTTCCATCATTTCAACCAGGAGGAGGGAACGACAGGCGATACCAAGTGCGGGCGTTGTTGAAGGAATCAACCCCGCAGGGTGGCCAAAGCACTGGCCGGTTAGAGGATTCGGAGGTGCAGCAAGGACGACGCACTTCTGGGTTTCGGAAACCACGTTGGGTCGTTAGATGCGCGTGGTGTGGAGGAGGGCGGGTGTGCTCAGAGAATACCGCTCTGTGGTCCGTGAGGCCGTATCCTCACGGTTCCTGGACTCACGGTAGGGGATCGTGAGACCCTGCGGGGTCTCTTTTAAGCCATGGAGGGCGGCATGACTGCACTTGGTCTCTTTGCACAAGAACCGTATCCAGTCATCACCGTTGGCGAGATCGGCACATGGGTCATGGGCTTGGCTCTGATCCTACTGATCCTCGACCGTGCCAAGTCCCTATTCTGGCCCAGCAAGCCGATTGCTGAAGAATACATTCGCCGGGCCGAACTCGAAGAGATCAAGAACAAACTAGAGAACTTCGTCACTCGACTGGAGTTGCAGCGCCTCGAACAGCAGATCATCAATCTTGGTAATGATCATAAGGATCTTGCCAAGTCAACTCAGCTCAAGTACGACGACATGTGCAAGTCAATCAACGAGCTTCGCGTCTCGATCGAGCAAGTGCGGCGTGAAGTTCACGTTGAAATCAATGGAGCTGTGGATCGCATCATCAGTCGCATCATGGAACAATGTCACATCAGGCCGCACAGCAAGGAGGAGTAAATGTGGCTCAGTCCTTTGACCGTGACCCCGGCGAAAGCGCGCGAAGCGAAGAACGCCTTCGACAAGTTGTACTTCGTCGCCAACGCGCACGTCTACATGGCCAAGGAGGGGGCTGCCCCATCTCTGGCTTACTCACTGGCGGGTCGCCTCGTGGGCAGCAAGTCGGGATGGATTGTGCTCGAAGTGCCGATGGCTCTTGTTCACGGTGCCTTCGACGCACTGCATGAGCCTGGCGTCGAGATGCCGCCTGCCTTCTCAGACTACGAAAACTACAAGGCTCACATCTCCGTCATGCGCCCAGATGAGGTTGAGCAGATCGGTGGCCTCGACAAGATCACCGAGCGAGGCCACTTCTTTCACTACACCCTTGGACCTATTCAGACTGTCGAGCCGGCTGGTTGGGCCGAGATGTCAAAGGTCTGGTTCATCAAGGTGAAGAGCCCGGAGTTGGAGAAGCTCCGTAAGTCGTATGGTCTATCAGCTCGGCCGAAGGACAACGAGTTCGACTTCCACATCACCATCGGCGTCCGCCGTAAGAATGTGCTGCGGGCCAACGACGTGGCCAAAGCAGCGGCAGAAACCAAAACCATGCAGACAACGCCTAACTATTCCCATCGTATCGATGACTTGCACGATTACGTTGTTTCTACAGGGAAGCATCCAGATACTGGCAATTCCGTGTTCATGCACAGTGTCGTTGACGCATCTTCACGACAGACCGGTCGCCCGATTGCCTACGCAACATTTGAGACGGTGGCTAAGGGCTTGGGTGAGGTTCGTTCACTGTACGTTGATCCAAACCATCGTGGGAAAGGCCATGGCAAGTTGCTGTGGAACAAGATGCAAGAGATCCATCCAGGTATGGACTTTGTCACCCAGCCTGATCCGTTTGGTGATGAGCAGACTTCTGTTGAAGACCTTCACAAGATCTATACCTCGTATGGCTTCAAGCCGGATGCGGTTCCAGGCTGGTTGCGGCTGTCAGCTAAGCCTACTAATCTTGCTTTGCCGGCTACTGCCAAGACAGCGGACGACCTGGCCGTCTCGTCGATCTCCCTGACACCTGATGCCACCGACGAGGCGCCCAAGTCGTTTCCAGAAACCCCTCACTTTCCTGTTCTGGAAAAGAAGCCAAAACAGGAAAGTGAACCTGATCAGGGTCCAACCCTGCCGTGGGCCAGTGCAGCCTTGAAGGTGGCCGCCGATCTCAACGAGAAGCGAGGGGGAAAAACTTCGCAGAAAGTTTCCCTGCCAGTCATCGGACACTACGAAGCCAAAGGTAAGGTTGGCCGCAATGCCTTCTCATACCAGGATGTATATGACGATGCTTCCGGTGAGCACTGCGACAATTGTGCTTACTTTTGTGATGAGGAGAAGTGCTGCGAACTCTTCGAGGAGTTGAATAAGCACTTCCCATCGGTCTTTGCTCTCAAGGAAGAAGTCAAGCCGAAGGGGTACTGCAATGCCCACATCGCGCGTGGCCAACATTTTGAGGAGAAAGAAGAGACGCAGGAAGCGAAGACGAAGACGGTAGCCATCGATCTTGACGGCACCCTCGCCCACTACGATGGATGGAAGGGAGAGGATGTCATCGGCGAGATGCGGCCCGGGGCTGCTGATGTGGTCAAGTGGCTCAAGAAGAAAGGTCACAAGGTCGTCCTGTGGACAACCAGGGGCAACACCGAGCGGTTGAAGAAGTGGCTCAAAGAGAATGACATCTCGGTAGATTACATCAATGAGAACCCGGATCAGCCACCAAACACCAGCGCCAAGATCATCGCCGAGATCTACGTCGATGATCGATCGATTGATGCACGCAAGTCGTGGCCAGAGATCAAGAAGGAGCTGGCCGAGCGTCTAGGAGATGACAATGCGTAAGGACGCTGGTTTTATCACTGGCCCGATCAAAGTGTTGCTCACTCGTCTCGCGCGAGCTAAGTTTAGCCCACTGGGTGATTACTACGCCAATCTTGCGCGCAAGGGCATGGAAGCTGGCTATGAGGGTCGGACCGAGACCATGCTGCCATCCACTGGCGCCATGGCTTTGTCTACTCTCGGGCCAGCCACTGGCGTTCTCGATCACATCATCGGCACCCAAGTTGGTCAAGAGTTGCGTCATGCTACTGACAAAGCCAGACAGCAGCTGGCTGTGACGCATCCCATGGCTGCTGCTGCGGTAGATCGCTATGATCCGAAGTTTCAAGACATTGCCAACCTGTTGAACCCAGTGGCCGGTGCCGTCCGTCCATTCCCTATCAGCAAGCGAAACTATCGTCGACTCAAGCGGTTCGTTTCCTCAAAGATTGAGAACCCCGTTGCTCGTGCTGCGTTGCAATCGAGAAACCCGTTGGTTGAGCAGGCTGCCAATTATGGCATTCAGAAAGCCACCACAAGCAGTGCTCCATTGATTCGCAACATGGCACGCGCCGTGCAAGGGCCCGGGCCTAGCCCACTTGCCGAGCGTGTGGCAAGGGCGACGATCAAGCCAGTTGCACCACATCACAATGCTGAGCTAATGTTGGCTTCAACTGGAGCATCAACTGCAGCGAATGTACTCACTGGCGCAATGAATCCATTGGGTGCTCTGACAGGTATGGCACTACCACTCGCAGAGGCTGCTCTGATTCGTAAAGCTGAACAAGGCAGAGCAGGTTCCTTGGCGAGTCTCAAAATGCGCATGATTGGCAACATGGCTGAGCCAAAACCCGGTGTTATGCCATTTCTCGAACGTACAGGTCAACGAGTTTGGTCAGCTGTTGACCCGAATGTCGATGAGTTCTCTCGTGTTGGTGCGGACATCAACAAGACACGTCGTGCAGCTCTGCTAGCATCTCACACACTTGAACCAGAACAAGCCGCTAGATCACGGGCTGCAATCAACCAGGCTGCGGGCGCTTTGACTGAACAAGGCTCAACGTCGACGTTTGTCAGAAATCTCGCTCAAGACTTTGCCCCAGAGATTCACACTGCAAAGAGAATCGCAGCAGCGATCCCAGCAGCGGTAGCAGCCATGCCAAGGGTTACTGCTCGGGCGGCTGGCGCTGTCGGCAGAGCCACTTTGCCAAACCTGAATGCACCATCGCCACAAGTGCAGCACATGCAGAACTTGCTGGCTCCTCAGCAAAGAGCTGGTTTCATCAACTTCATGGAGTCAGGGAAAACTGCCGCAGTTCGCCATCACCTGTCGTGTGTCACTGTCCAGCGTCGAGACGGTAAGGTGAGAGTCTGCCCACACTGTCACAACGAAGTGAACGAGAAGGACATCTACCGTGATGCGAAAGGCTGGTGTTTCCATCGCCCATGTTTCACCAAGGGCAAGGGATCAATCCTCATAGACAAGGAAGGCTCAGTGCCTTTGCGGGCTCTTGCTTTGGGTAGTGCTGGTGGTGCTCTTGGCATGACAGGTAAGGTGCCTGGTATCACTCCGCTCAGAGGTGCATTGGCAGGTGCAGCTGCTGGTGCTTTGTCGGACTACATCTTTCCATCAGTCAGCTCGACGGCTGAAGATTCGCTGAGCGGACTGCCGGAAGAGCAGCGGAACCTTTTACAACGGAAGTTCAAGCACATCACAGATACGCTTGGGCGTGAAGGTGCTTTTACTGGTACTGCACACAAGCGCATCGTCGTCCCACATAGTTTCCTATCTGGTGGCGAACTGCAGAATTTGGGTTTCCTGCGTAGTAGCGTTGCTGTTCCAGAACAGGGTCAGAAAGAGTTTTCGACTTGGCGGCATCCGCACAACCTGTACCACTTTCACACGCACCCTGAACACTGGACAGTACACGAGGACGTCTTACCATCATTGGACATGCTGCGCTACAAGGCAAAACACCCAATGCAGCGCATCATCAAAGACTTGCCAAGTGGTATGGGCCACATCTTCACCGAGGGGGTTCCGGGTTATTTCACGTACCTCAAGAATCAAGCCCAGGGCTTGTTCAAGGGTGAAGACGAAACTGAAAGTGATCCGGTGGCCGCACAAGCGGCAGTGCAACGTGGTAAGTTGCCACGTGGCATCATTCGAGCGATTGTGAAAGAGAATCCGAATGCCATGCTTTCTGCCAAGGCTGCGTCTGAAGCACCGGTCATTCATGAGCAGCAGACCAATGATTACAACTGTGGCCCTGCTGCTCTCAAGGCAGTAGAGAACACAATGGGTGTTGGCCATCCGGATCAGAAGTCTTACCAGGTCGAATCTGGTGCCGATAGCGACAACGGTACGCCGATCACTAGCTTGGAGCAAACAGCAGCTGGTCATGGCTTGCAGGTCAACTCACAGGGCCAGATGGATTTGAACCAATTGCAAAAATCCGTACAAGCTGGCAAACCGGTGATCGTTGCCGTGCAGCTTGACGGTGAGGGTGGTGGTCCAGCTAGCGCTTGGAATTCAGGCCACTATGTTGTGGTGACTGGTATCGATAATGGCCAGATCACATTCATGGACCCTAGCTCGGAGTCGCCGGAGCGATCATGGCCGATCGAGGAGTTCGTGAAGCGTTGGCATGACCACGACCACAAAGGCCAGGTTTACAACCAATGGGGTATGACCCTACACATGCCTGGAGAGGCCAAGCAGGCGTATAGCGGCTCGCTGGGCTCGGGAGCGACGTCTGGGCAGGCCACGAACCCTCCAAGGCTTATGGATGCCTCTGGAGCGACGCCAGCAGGCCCAGAGAATCAACCAGCGAGTGACGGCATAAAGTGCGATAATGCTCATCTGGATATGTGTGATCAGGACCCTGATCCAGCGGTCTTTGACATGAACTCCCTTGACCCTGGGTATCAGGATTCTGGATCTGGCGAGTCTGCGGGTCGGATGTTCAGTGCATCCAGCCCGGCACTTCAGTCTGGGCAATCTGCTCAGAATTCAGGTGCTATGTCAGCGCCAAACGTTGAAGGTCCAGCCATGCAACTTGACTCGGATACAGCTTCGACTGGACAGCCAAAGCACCTGAATGCTTAAATAGCTCTTTCGTTTTGTTCTGCCGCCGGACGGTCTGGCGGTGTTTCTATCGTTTGGAGAATTGAACTATGCCTTTCAACAAGTGTGTTGATCCTTTTGAGGCCGATAAGCCACTGGATTCATCACTGCCGCAAATCGAACCAGATCTCGATACCGAGTTGGATTTCGCCAGCATGATGGATGCGTTGTGGATCGATGTAGGCGGCGAAGGATAATCATTCGAGCGGCCCTCCTTCTGATAAAATGAAGAGGTCAAACCAAGGAGGGTTCGTCCAATGAAAATCAAACGCTATGGCTGGAAGCCAGATCATCCTGATCATCGGGACTTCAAATATCGTGCCTCGAAGCCGGTGATCATGTCTCTGCCGCCGAAGACCGATCTTCGGCCTGGCTGCCCACCTATCGACAACCAGTTCGACTTGGGAAGCTGCACGGCGAATTCCGTTGGCGGCCTGTGTGAGTTCGTTGACAAAAAGATCGGCACCGACGAAGTCATCAAGCCGAGCCGCCTATTCATCTACTACAACACCCGGAAGATAGAAGGTACTGTTGGCGAGGACTCCGGCGCCTATCTGCGTGACGTCATGAAGGCCATCAACCGCTGGGGCTACCCCAGTGAGGAACTATGGCCTTACGAGACCACCAAGTTCACACGCAAGCCGCCGTCGTCGGTCTATGATGCTGCCAAGCCAAGCCGCATCGAGGCGTACAGCCGTGTCGAACAGAACATCAAGCACATGAAAGCGTGCTTGGCTGAAGGTTTCCCCTTCGTCCTCGGCTTCACCGTCTACGAGAGCTTCGAGTCTGAGTCGGTGACCAAGACTGGCATCATGACAATGCCGATGCATAGCGAAGTCGCCATGGGTGGTCATGCTGTGCTGGCAGTCGGCTACGATGATGAGCGTCAGAAGTTCATCGTCCGCAACAGTTGGGGTGAGGAGTGGGGTGATCGTGGATACTTCTACATGCCCTACGACTACTTGATCAACGAAGATTTGGCGGCTGACTTCTGGACCATTCGCTACGCACCGTGACCTGCTACACTAATCAGAGCGAGTACATTTTTACTGGCGAGGTTTCGTCATGGCCACGATCAGGTGCTTCCCGGGCGATGTCCTGAAGTTGTACGTCAACAACCGAGGCAACGATGGCAACTTTCGGCCGTCTGCAACCAAGCCGGTCTGGACGCTGTCCAGCCACGTCTTGGCCGAGTTCTTCGAGATGTCACCAGATGGCAACTCGGTGAAGATACTGGCCATTGCAATTGGTGCTCCGGTCGTCACGGCCACCACCGACGCAGGCCCGACCACGTTCACTCTCGACATTGTGGCTCCACCAGTCTTGACGCAGGTTCCATTTGGCGACTACGAGCGTCACCCGCCACTGCGGCCAAAACCATAATCTCAGTTGAGCTGCTCGAATTGAATTTGGTAGAATCTGAGTGTGGTCGAGATCAGAGTCGATGGAACCTTCCCTGGAAGGAAGGTCGGCCGAGGTCAAATCCACGGAGGGTCTAATCAATGGCCATTACCATCACCACCGGGCAACAGGTCAAGCTGCACGTTGCAGCGTTGACTCCGGAAGGCAAGAAGCCGCCAGTAGTGCCGCCGGTCTGGACCGTCAGCCATCCTTCAAAGGTGGCCCTGGCGTTCCCGCAGGGTGACGCGAACACCGTCATCGCCATCGGTCTGGATACCCAGGCTGGTGTGACTGTCACGGCAACGTCTGGTGCTCTGCCGGCTTTCCTCTTCACGATTGATGTCTTGTCCCCAGCCGCAACCGCCCTCACTGGCAGCAACGAGCTCCCGGAGAGCCAGAACGACCTCAACCGCAATCGTGGTCGTGGTCTGGGCCTCGGCTATCTATAAGCCGGCCCGCAATTCCACTTCTTGCCCGGCACTTCCCCAGAAGTGCCGGGTTTCTTTTTCATCCACAGACTACTATGACGTCTACCATAGAGCGGTCAGAGCTTCAGCAAGGCTGGATGGTAAGATAGAATCGTTCAGGCGCTGACCAAGATCCAGTACAAGTTCAAGGACGATCACAATGGTCCTGGCCAAGGAGATGTCTGACTTCTTCGGCATGCTCAAGGAAGCGGACATCCTTCCCGAGATCAATCTGCAACCACATCAGGCCCGCTTGACTGAGGAAGCGGAAGGTCCACCTACGCGCAAGCTGCTCTACCATTCGCTCGGTTCGGGTAAGACGCTCTCAGCGCTCGGCATGTCAGAAGCCCAGCAGCAGCCGTATACAGCAGTGGCACCGGCATCCCTCCGAGCCAATTGGAAGTCGGAGATGCAGAAGTTCACTGACGCGAAGACTCCACAGCATGTCATGAGCTACAGCGAGCTAGCTCTGGGCAAACCCGTGCCCCACGAACACTCTCTCATTTTCGACGAAGCTCATCGTCTACGGAACATGGGGACCGCTCAGACGACTCAAGCTCTGCGAGCTTCCGAGCGTGCCAAGCAAGTCGTGCTGCTCTCCGGGTCGCCAGTTGTCAATGATCCTGCTGATCTGGCTGTCCCGACCCGTATGCTTACCGGACAGAAGATCTCACCCAAGCAGTTCCGTCAGCGCTACGTCACTGAACGTGATGTGAGCCCGGGCTTCTTCGCCAGATTACGTGGCGTGCCGATGGGTCGAGAAGAAGACATCAATAACGCCAACGAGCTGAAAGCAATGCTCAAGGGACACGTTGATTACTACGCGCCGACCAAAACCACGGTCCCAGTCAAGCACGAGAATCATGATGTCGAGATGGGTGTCGAGCAGAGTCAGCTTTATCGAGGTATGTGGGAGAAGCTGCCTTGGCATATCCGCTGGAAGATGAAGAATGACTTCCCCATGAACTCCGAAGAGCTGCAGCGTTCGGTTAGCTTCCTCACTGGTCCTCGGCAGGTCAGCCTGTCGCCTTATCCGTACATGCGAGAAAAGGACCCGGTGCGTGCCTTCCACATGTCGCCGAAGTTGGTGAAGGCACATGCAGAGCTGACCAAGCACTTGCAACATCCTGAGAAGAAGGCCCTTATCTTCAGCAACTACATTGATGCTGGTCTCACGCCTTATTCAGCCAAGTTGACGGCGCAAGGAGTGCCTAACGCCCTCTTCCATGGTGGGTTGAATGATTCGCAGCGAAGACAGCTTGTCGATGACTTCAACAGCAACAAGATTCGAGTGGCCCTGATCGGACCGTCGGGGAGTGAAGGTCTGTCATTCAAAGGCACACAGCTCATCCAGTTGCTCGATCCATATTGGAATCAGACTCGGGCCAACCAGCAACAAGGTCGTGGCCTTCGATTCGACAGTCATACTGGACTGCCAGATGACTTGAAGGATGTAACTGTGCAACAATTCACGTCCAAGTTGCCTTTGGGCTTCAAGGATCGATTGCTGTCGCGAATTGGTTTTGATCGTTCCAAGCATAGCCGTGGTGCTGACGCTTACTTGGCCGAGATGGCAGTTCGTAAGCAGCGGCTCAATCAGAAGTTCCTGGATCTCCTCAAGGAGGTCGGTTCACAGAGGGAGCAAGCAGCATGATGATTCCAATTTGGGTCTTGTTCATTGTGGGTTTGGCTTTCGTCTCGTTACTGCTCGCCTGCGTTGATGCTTCAACTCGAAGGCGGCAGTTAGAGGGTGAGATAGTGGGTTGGGCGAATCGACTTAGCATAGAGATGGCTACAAGCATGCGCAGAAAACTTGAGCGTGAACAATATCGGCTTGAGGTAGCCAAGCTGCGAGAAGCAATCCGCAAACACATGAGCGAGCGTGGGCACAACAGATGCTGGCTGGATGACTTGGAGCTCTACGCTGTGCTGGACCCTAAGTTTGATAAGATGAATCTGCAGCTTCCGCCGCTACCCGAGTTCATTCACAATTGCTGTGTGTTCTGGAAGGAACGGCAACCGGAGCCGAAGCCCTAATCGCTGATAGTCCAAGGAGACACGTCATGGCCCTTCCTCTGCCTTTCACCACGCTCGACTTGCAAGGTGAACCTGTCCTGGCAAAGAACGTCGTCATTGCGGGCAGGAACATCAAGCAGCTTGTCGTGGAGGCTGGTTTCGGCGGCAGCACCGGTGGCGGCAGCTCAGTCATCAACCTGAGTCGCCTACAAGTTGCACAGCTCTACCCGATCTTCGAGCACAACTTCACCGAGAACATTCTCGATACTTTGATCTGGCACACCAAATTTACTGGTGCTGGCAGCCAGACGTATCTGACGGATGAGAAAGCGCAGCGGCTTACTGTTACTGGTGCTGCAGTTGATTCAGTGATTCGGCAGACCAAGCAATACTTCCCTTACTCCTTCGGTCAGCTCTTCAACGCTGACATTGGTGCGTTGCTCGACAGTCCAGTTGCCAATGTCCGGAAGCGAATCGGGTATTTCGATGTAAACGATGGTTTCTTCTGGCAGCAAGACGGCACAGGACTCAGCATTGTTGGTCGTTCCAGCACATCTGGTGTACCAGTCGATACGGTGATTCCGCAAGCATCGTGGAACGTCGACAAGTTTGATGGTTCCGGTCCAAGTGGCGTGACCCTGGATGTCACCAAAGCTCAACTATTCCATGTTGAGATCCATGGTCGTCCTGGTGTCGTTCGTCTTGGTTTCATCGTCAACGGCGCCATTCAGATCGCACACGAGTTCTTTTCAGCGAACACGCTAGCGTTTCTCATCGCTCGGGTTGTTACTCTTCCTGTGCGCTTGGAGATCGCGAACACTGCATTGTCTGCGGGCGCCAGCATCAAGCACTACGGTGCTCGCACTGCCGCTGATGCAGAGCTGACCAAATTCGGGACAGTTCGCAGTGTTGACAATGACAATACGAACAGGAACGTCAGTGCTGCGTTATTACCTCTTGTTTCGATCAGACTCAAGGCAGCAAACATTCGTGGCACGCTCTTTCCTGAAAGCTTGCAGGTTCTCATCACCAGCTCCAATGATGTTTACTGGCAGTTGATTTTGAATGGCACACTGACAGCCCCGACTTGGGTCTCAGTTGGTGCTACTTCCATGGCCGAGGTTGATGTTGTTGCATCAGCCATTGCAGGTGGCACTGTCATCGATAGCGGTTACACGAGCAATGCTATCTACTTCCACAAGGACATCAAGAGCCGCTTTCCAATCGTCTCGGACATCGATGCTGTGCCTGACACGCTGACTCTTGCTGCCAAGCGCATCGTTGGCGCTGGTAACACCAGCACCTTCGGTCAACTGAATTTCAAGGAGGTCTACTAATGCCACGGCTCTCAACCAACGACCCGATGCCAATTATCGGGCTGAATCTTGTTGGTGACGGTGTGAAGGATCAGGTTCCATTTGGCACTGTGAAGAACATCGATTTCAAGATCGCCGGCAATCCGAAGTTCCTATCAGGTTCCGAGTTCTATACCAAGAATTCGGTCATCGGTGACTTCATCACCGTTCAGATTGTCGATGTCGACAATATTCTCGGTGGTGGCGCTGGTATGGTCGTGCGTCAACTCATCAACAAATTCTATGTCTTCCCCGATCAACAGATGATCCTTGAGCTACCATTCTCTGGTCGCATTCCCAAGGATCTGTACCTTCGACTCAAATACACGTCAATTGGTGCTGCTTTGCCTGTTGATGTACTCTGCAACTACCTGCTCTTCATCCGTGCCGGGGAAGTCTAAGAAAGAGGAGTCAAAGATGGAATTTGCTAACTTTGCATGTGCTGCTGGGCTCAGCTTCAAGCCTCTCGTCGAAGCAATCAAGGCTTCATGGACGACTTTGAAGCTCGAACTTGAGAATGATGGTAGCCTATACGTCTACAAAGACGAAGTTGGATATGGGCCTGGAATCAGCATGATACACATCGAGCTGAATGCCGATTTAGCTTCTGTTCATCTCAACTTCGACGGATCAACGGAAACCAAAGACATCATCGAGCAGTTGAGACAACAATTCGCCAGCAGGATGATCTAATGATTGCGCGTGTGACAGCAGAAACTCATGGATACAAACGCACCGACGAACTCTACCGGGACCACGAGACGTTTGAACGGTCGCTGATAGGTTGCAAAGTCGAGCGGCTGCGTTTGGATGTTGAACTGGTGGATGAGCGGGACATTCAAGCTGTTGAAAATTGGATCAAGTATGCCCGTCTGACTTTGTGTACGAGTTGGTCCTATGCCCAGAGCAGCAATCGGAATCCCTGATCGTGATGTTTACGCCGATCCGACGACAGATGGTCTGACTCCAGGCCAACTAACCGATTGGGTCGTCCAGCATCATCTTGCGCGCCGGGCCGGCCCTCACTATGACGTGCGCTTCGGGACCCCGCAGACTGGCCTCTACTCGTGGGCTGTTCGCAAGGGCCTGCCACTTCCTGGTGCTCGCCACCTGGCTGTCCAGCAGCCTACTCATGAGCATGGCTACAAGGACTTCGAGGGTGAGATCCCCGGCGGCTATGGTGCTGGCAAAGTCAAGAAGCATCAGGCCGGTAACATCCTGATCACGAAGATCGATCCGAATGCAGTTCACTTCACTACTGCGCAGGGTCGATTTCCAGAGCGGTTCACTTTGGTCAAACCCAAGGCGGGTCGTAACTGGTTGCTTATCAACACCACTCCGACCCAGCCAGTCCCTTATGAGAAGGTCCACTATGCGACCATCCCTACCGACAAAGCTGAGGAGATTATTGGCGGTCTTCAACCTGGCAGCTCTGTTCAGGCGAAGGTCGATGGAGCATCGAGTCTCACACGATTGTTCAAAGACCACGTCGAGGTGGTTTCGTATCGAACAGCAAAGAGAACGGGACACCCTATCGTCCACACCGAGCGAGTCTTTCATGGACGACCCGGGTCGCAGATCCCTCCTGAGCTTGTTGGAACGGTTCTGCGGGGCGAACTATATGGCATTGGCCCCGAGGGCCGTGCTGTGCCACCACAGCAGCTGGGAGGATTGCTCAATGCAGGAGTTGCCAGATCAATCGAACAGCAGAAAGCCCAGCAGATCAAGCTGCGTAATCTCGTTTTCGACCTCCATCAATACGGTGGACAGCCCACCGCTGGGATGCCTTACAGCGAACGGATGACCAAGCTGAAGGAAGTCCTCAAGCATCTGCCAGGAGACACCTTCCATGCACCGGAGGAAGCAACCACCCCGGAAGCTGCTCGTCAGCTCTTCGAGCAGATTCGGTCAGGTAAGCACCCGCTGACGCAAGAGGGCATCGTCATCCATCCATCGATCGGCAACCCATCCAAGGTCAAGTTCATGGACGAACATGATGTTCACATCAGGGAGATCTTCCCTGGCATGGGCAAGTATCAGGGAACTGCAGCTGGTGGCTTCCGCTACAGCCACGAGCCAGAGGGGCCGGTCGTTGGCGAAGTTGGCACTGGACTGTCCGATGAGCTACGTCGTGACTTGTGGGAGAACCAAGCCGATTACGTTGGCCGGGTCGCTAAGGTCCAGGCACAGCAGAAGTTCCCGTCTGGTGCTTTGCGAGCACCGTCATTGCTTTCCATTCACGAGGACTACCCGGCAGTAGCCGCCCAGCAAGCAACTGCCGGCATGGGTAGCGCCCGTCAACGTGTACGTGCCTTGCGTCAGCCAAGTGCTGGCCAACCGCTTCAACATGTCGGTAGTGCTTTGTCAGCGTTGCGGCAGGCCAAGTCTGAATCAGACCGTGGAAACTGGCCAGCAAAGCACGACCTGGTCCGTCAGACCATCATGACTGAGCCACAAAATTTCACCATTGATTCAGAGGCAGGCGGCATCGCTGGACTGACACACAAGCCGACCGGGTTCAAGATCCACCTCCCGTCGACTGCTGTTCCAACCGAACTCCGCCTCCCTCAGTAGGAGGTTTACCAATGATCATGTCTTGGCAAGACTTGCTTGCGATTTACTGCATCATGCTCAGCTGGTCTATCCTGATCAGTTTCACTTTCACGATGTTGCTGTACATGTACATCCAAGATCGATTTGATCGGGTGGATAAGAGAGTCCGCCGGACTATGCTGATGGGTCGCGCACGAAAGACCGAAGTCTTTAACCCACCAGCTGAGGATGTCGCTCCACCTCCAATGGCTGAGCCAGTAGAACAGCCACAGGTGACTCCATACTCCGTGTATCTGCAGTCTCATGCTGAGCTGTGGAAGCTGCGTGTCAAGGGTGAAGATGCCACCGACTACGCTGATTACCTGCGTGGTGTGATGGAGGAATGCTGGTCGCAACTTGATGCGACTCAGCGAGAGAACGCCGAACGCGACAGCGCTGAATCTTGGCGACACGTCTAAAATTCAGGTCGTAATGCGTCACTATTGAATGACGTGGTTTACTACGGCCGTCAGTCGCTCGCAGAAACTCCTCACGCTGACTGACGTGAGGTGACGTCAACTTCTCGACCGGAGCTGATTTTTAGTATCCAGGTCTTGATACAAGTGAAGTTACGTAGTAGTATCATCCACTGATGCCCGAGAAGAAATGGGTTGGCAACGGTTGCTGGCTCAACATTTTCTTCAGTTTCCTCGTATAGAGGTGCAGTTATGAGCAGTCAGGCGAATGCCTCCAATCCCAACCCGAACAGCGGCAAGCCCGCCACGAAGGGCAAGCCTCGCAAGGGTAGCAAGGGTGGCAAGGGCAAGGGGGCAAAGGGCACGGGGTCATCTCGGGGTCGCTAAACCCCAAAGAATGATACTCGGCCTTCGGTAAGAACGAGGGGCTCCATAGCGGAGCCCCTCGTTGTGTTTTGACAGATGACGTTTTCTTTACGCATCAGGAGTAGTTCGTGTCAACGATGATGCAGATGTTCGATGAAGTCATGGTGTGTCTCGACCAGCAACTCAATGTTCTATTGGTGAGCGCACCTGGCATGGGTAAGAGTTCCTTCACCAAGTGGATGGCCAAAGAGCTCAAGATCCTTCACATCGACATCAATCTCTCGCAGAACGAAGGCATTGATGTTCACGGTGCTCGTGTCATCTCACGGGAGCCGAAAACCATCAACGGTCAGCAATGCACGGTGACCGTGCAGGCGCCACCAGATTACGCCATCGACGCTGTCAATTCTCCAGTTGGCGCGCTCATTAACTTCGAGGAACTGACCTGTGTCCCGCCGGCAGAGGCCGGTCCGACGCTGGGCATCTTCTCGGACTACATCATCGGAGGCATTCGCCTCGACAGGGATAAGGTTGGCATCACGGCCTGCTGCAATCCGCCGGAGATGTCCGCCGGTGGTTGGAAGCTCAGCCTTCCCACCATCAATCGCTTTGTCCGACTCAACTTCGAGCAGGATGTAGGCGAATGGGCAGAGAACTTCATCACCTACTGGGACGACCCGCCAGTCATCAAGCGTTGGGGACGCGAGACTTCTGAGAGTGAGTGGTCTCGTGATCGTGCCGTCATTGCAGCCTTCGCCAAACAGTTCCCAGACCTGGTGAACAAGCCACCTGAAGCAGGGTCAGCGGAAGAGGCATTTTGCACATTCCGTTCGTTGGACTTCGCGAGCCGCATCAAGACGGGCTGTCGATTGCGCAACCTCAAGGAGGATCGGAGACAGAAGTTGTGGGCTGGCGCCATTGGCGCACCGGCCACCAAGCAGCTCTTCGAGTACCTCAACACCTTCGACTTGCCAGCTCCCAGCGACATCATCGACAACCCGGACGATTTCGACATGTCGGTCGTCCCTTCGGACAAGATGTTCTACCTGATCATGGCTTGTGTCGCTGAGATTCTGAATCGGAAGCGTCAGGGTGACATCAAGAAGACTGACAAGAAGTTCCACGGTTACGTCATCAAGTCGTGGGAGAACATGTGGGAAATCTTGCTCCACGTACTCAAGAGCAAGGGACCCAAGGACATCGTGGCCGCAGCCGGTCGTCGTCTCGCTGACCCGATGAACTACCCCAAGGGCGCCGAACCGCCGGTGTCGATTGAAGAAGTCGTCAAGGTGGTGCGTGCATCCGGTGTCGATTGGAGACGCAGCAAATGAGTTTTGCTGTTCAGATTGAGTGCAGCGATGAGCAGCACCATGTTGTGGTCGATCTGGAGCAGCAATCAGTTCGAGCTCCTGCTCATCCCATCGAGCTCATGCAGCGCTACAAGGCATTGTATGAGCTCGGTGGTGAGCCGCTGCCCTGCTGTCTCTTGGCGATCTGGTGGTCTGAAAAGATTTATCCTGGCTATCTACGCCTGGAGATGGACACCGGTGAACCAGAAGTGAGCAGATTACTTCGCCTGAAACTCTATGCAAAGGTCTATCCTTCTGTTGGTGTCTATCATCAGACGCCTATGGTCGTCGTACCTCGGTTCAAGTCGCCACTGCTGGTTGGCCAGGAAGGTTACCATATCGGCGGCAAGGGTCAGATCATCAAAAAAGTAGATGCCTACCATAATGCTGGCGGCACCACTGTTTATCACAAACCAACTCAGCGCATCTTGGTTGGTGAGGACTGGATGATTGCCAAGCATCTTTTCATGCGTTCGAGCGAGGAGTTACTGCAACATGATGGCGATCCCGATCCGTTGTGGCTTGAAACAACATCGGATCATCCTTGATTTCAGCTCTGGTGCCGTCATCTTTGGAGATCACAGCAAAGAGGAAGTTGATCGTCACCTGGCGTGGGTTGATTTGGGTGGGGAGAAGTGTGGCTGCCTTCAACTTGTCACATGGTTAAACAGGATCTTCCAGTCGCGTATTCTTAGGCTGATTCGCTATGCTTCAGAACCGTACCTCTGGACTAAGTGGCGGGTTGAGGCATCCAAACGAATACGAAAAGCTGCTGGGATTCCCGGCTCACAATGTTCGATCAGCGTTCTGGACGGCGGCTTTCCACCAACCAAAGCTGGGCGTAGTTCGTATTACACGAACAAATCGGGCGTCATTGTTCATAACGCCAGCGCTTATCGTGGCGCCTGGGGTAAACCAATCTACCATCCATCAACAATCAAGATTGAGGTCGGACATGAGTGGCTCATCCAAGAGGATCTTGCACAACTTTGCTGAGAATATCATGAACGCCTCTACTTTCTCCATTCCAGTCAAATGTGGTGGTAACACGCATCAGATCGTAATCGATCCGTTGACGCTCAAGGCTACTGTTGCTGATCACGTCACACCAATGAGTCGTTATGAAGCCCTCAACGAGCTCGGCGGCGAGGCTCCAGAATGTCACCGAGTGTGTTGGATGTTCAACGAGATGTCCAGTTCGTTTCGAGACAAGCCAGAGAATTTCTGGATTTTCATCAAGGAGCTGGCAGAATTCTGCCTCGAATCATCAAAGGAAGTAGCGAAATGACTACACCTATACCACCTGTGCCAAAGATCAGCGACAACGATATTTATGCGGCTCGACTGCGAGCCTGTGATGCGACTCTGGGCTTTCCATACCTCAGCTACGCTTTGCTAAGTATGGTCCCGGTCATCACTGATCGTGTGCCTACTTGTGCAGTTGATCGGTGGTGGCGTGTGTATGTCAACCCGAACTTCTTCGCCAAGTTGACACCTGATGAAGGTGCCATGGCCATGGTTCACGAGACCTGGCATTTGCTGCTCGAACATGCCGATCGGGCAGACCGGCAAGGCATACCTGTTAGTGACAATGAGATCTGGAACTTCGCTGGTGACATCGAGATCAATCAGCACGATGCGATCTACAAGAGGCTACCAGGGGAACCACTGACGCCTGACACCTTCAAGTTCAAACCCAACCTGCTGGCTGAGGAATACTACGAGCTGCTCAAGAAGCTGCCGAAGATCACCATCAGCATCCAGCCAATGCCTGGCTCAGGACATTGCGGTTCGTGTGCCCATGGCAACTCGGCTGACTACGAACTCCCGGCCCCGACTCACACGACCGGCGATGGTCAGGATGGCAAGAAGAATGGAAGTAGTCATGTGCCCGGCATCAGTGAGGCACGCAGCAAGATTATTGCCCAGGAAGTCGCACGTCAGATCCAAGAAGCTTCCAAGACCAGAGGCAATGTGCCAGCCGGTTGGCAACGCTGGGCCGACAAGTTCCTGACGCCAAAGGTTGATTATCGACCGTTCTTGCGTCAGAGCATCCAGGGCATGATCATCTCGAAGTCGGGTTATTCCTATCCGAGCTATCGCAAGCCAAGTCGTCGACAGCATCTCAATCCCGATTTCTTGCGTCCGTATTACAAGGACATCTTGCCCAAGGTGGCCATGATCATTGACACCTCTGGGTCGATGAGTGATCTGCAGGTTGGCCAAGGCATCGCTGAGGTTGATGGCGTCTTGCAGACGTTCTCTCACCGAGCAGACATTGCTGTGTACTTCACCGACACTGCAGCTGCAGCGGCACAGAAGGTTCGCAGCACCCGTGACCTTCGACCTATTGGTGGCGGTGGTACAGACATGGGCGCCGGCTTTCAAGCGATCGACGCAGATGCCAAAAAGAACCCTAACTCGCAACCGTCGACGATCATCGTCATCACTGATGGTTACACACCATGGCCAGACTTGCCGCCTAACTACGCCAACGTCTTGGTTGTTCTAGTTGGCGACGGTACATCAGCTCCGTGGGCCAAGGCTCCAGTGCATGCAACCATCAAGCTGCAGCTACCGGAGCCACGACAGAGTGCGTGAAATCATCTCGTCCTGCTGGAGAAGAGGGTGGTCCAGTGAAAGCTGTCGCTACCCTCTTCTTTTTTAGTCAGTGGGCGGTTATCCTGTAGCAAGTGGAGGAAGCAGTATGACTTGGCTCGAAATTTCTCTAATGGCAGTTCTACCAGTAGTTGTGATCTGGTTATGGCACCGCCATGAAGAGAAGGTGAAAGAGTACGAAGGACTGAAGCTCGCAGTAGATCGCCTTCGAGTGAACGTCGACGTTTTCTTCTCACCAGACGGTGGCTGTGCAAAGGCAATCTGCGCCGAGATCGACCAGGCACACGATGTGATCTTGGTCATGGCGTACTACTTAACCAGTGTTGAGATCATCTCTTCTCTTGCCCTGGCAGTCACTCGTGACGTTAAAGTCAGCCTGATTACCGACGATAAAGGCGACAACTCTGCGAACCTGGAGTGGCTTCGCAAGAACGCTCATGAACACTGGGTCGACAAACGCCATGCAATCATGCACAATAAGGTCATGGTGATCGATGGCCGGGTGGTGATTACAGGCTCGTTTAACTTCACCGAAAATGCAGAAGAGAACAACGCTGAGAATCTGCTGATCATCCGATCCCACCGGGCTGCTGATTGCTATGCTGGTAACTGGCAGACACACAAACAGCACTCCGTCCCGGGGAAACCAGCATGACCATCAAGCTGTATGATGCTGTTCGGCAGTGCATTCGCGCACAGCTCAATCTCCACACAGCGCAGCAAACACTTGCTGATCCTGTGAATATCGATGTTCATCGAGACCAACTGAAGCGTGGCACTTTGCAAGAGGCGATGTACATGTCCATTGGCGTCCTTGCTCGTCTGGACGTCATCAACGATCCGTTCAATGATGAGGTGCAAGCCTCTGCACGTGAACTGGTTGGCATCATTTCTCGGCGGTTGGACATTGACGCCGAGGATAAATTCGGAGTACCTTTGAAATCAAAGGAAACTTCGTGATTAACTCCTGGAACGAGTAATTTTTTACTCAAGGATGCACTCATGGCGAAGGGCCGTCATTACCATTATCGCAAGCTGGAATTCTGGGCCGAGCGTGGTTTGATCAACATTATTGACGAACGCTTCCCACCCAGCCATGTGAAGGCATTCACCGTTGTGACTGTCCGTGACTTTCTGCTTCGGCTTAACCATCTCAATCAAGAGGTGAAGCGCTGGGGCAAGAAATGGCCGGACGAGCGAGATGAACTGGTGAAGATGATTGAGAATGGTGTTGAGTGCTGTCGCAATGCCAAGGCCCAGGGGCGGCCAGACGATCCTCGTGCTGTGGCCGATATGCTCAGGCACCGCCATCATTTCATGCTCTACGCTGGCACCAGCGCCGATCCAACTGGCGCCCTATCCTCATCTGAAGCACCCGAGAACGTGCTTCTACCACCAATGCCGCAAGCAGACCCAAACAAGCCTGTCACTCCACTGCTTCCCGAACCGGTTTCTGTGTCCAAGTTGTTCACCTGAAAGGGGGACGTCATGTCAGTTCGCAAGCAATTCCTGTTCGCGCCGGTGCTCTTCGCCCTCGTGGTTGCCCTTGTCGTGCCAGGTGAGGTGCCCGCACAAGAGAAGCCTGTCAAGATCTCACAATATCTTCAGGATGTCAGCGTTACGGTCCGGGCTGGCCCCTATTCTGGTTCTGGTGTGATGGTGCAGACCAAGGATGGCCAGATCTGGATCTGGACGGCTGCACACGTCATCGCACCCTTGCGCACCACTCGAAAAGTTATCGATGACAAGGGCTCCGAACGAACGAAGGTCGACTTCGAGGATGCCAAGATTCTCCGCTTCAACAAGGACAAGGGGGAAGGCCGCATCGTATCGAGCTATTCAGGTGATGCAGAGGTGATCCGTTACTCTGATGCTGGCTTCGGCCACGACCTGGCTCTGTTGCGGTTGCGTGACAAAGACTTCAAGCCAGGTAGCAGCGCCAAGTTCTTTCTCGAAAAGAGCATTCCTGACATCGGCGAGGATTTGTACCACTGCGGTTCGTTGCTGGGGCCAGTCGGCTCCAACAGTTTGACCAGTGGCATCATGTCGCAACATGGACGTGTCTTCGACGGTAAAATCTATGATCAGGTAACGGCAACGTCATTCCCTGGCAGCTCCGGCGGTATCGTCTGTCTCAGGGAGGATGGACGTTACGTGGGTATGTTGGTCATGGGTGCTGGCGAAGGCTTCGGCATCGTCGTCCCAGTTCGCCGTATGCGAGATTGGGCCAAGAAAGTCGGTGTCGAGTTTGCACTCGATCCTTCTGTCAACGTCCTCAGCGACGATGATTTGAAGGTCAAACCAATTGAAGACGCAGCTTTCGGTGGTGGGGCTGCTGCCCACAAACAACGCGAAGCCGCTGGATTGAAATACATGCTCTTCAGCGAACAAGATGATCTTTCCAGGTCAGCCCGCACGCTGCGGCAGTGGTTTGAGCGACCAGGGTTGTTCCCGGTCGCCACGCCCAAGCGCCACGATGACCCGTAAGACAACGGGAGGCAAGGATGCCACTTATGACTCGTGAAGCCTTCAAACAAGGCTTTATCAAGCAATGTCGCGACGAGGGCCTGACCAACGAGGGTCAGGTCCTCGCTCGCATCAGCCAGTTGATCGTTGATCTTGAGAAACGGGCTGCTAGTCCAGCCGATATTCTCAATTCACTTGGTCAGCAGATGGCACCGTCATTGCCACAGAAGCCATCAGATCAAGCAGGAGAAAGACAATCACCATGGCCAGTAATGGTTGCTGGTGGTATTGGATTGCCTTTTGCTGCTGGTGCTGGTCTTGGTATCCTTGGAAGCAAGCTGAAGGGTAACTGGCTGGATGAAGGAGACGTGCATCAACAGGAACTCATTGATGAACTTCGACGTCAAACTGCACTCGCCCGCCAGTACAGCCGACTGGGGGGCGCGTCGCCATCGTCGTTTTAACTATTGGATGTTTTGAGTAAAACGGATGTCTCTCTTCAAATACTTCGGAGAGCAAGGGGATCTTCACGGCGGTAGATTGTTCTGGTCGAAAAACTTGCCGGTTCCATTCCGAGGAGCATTTGCCCCTACGCTCACCCAGAATGAACTCGAATCCGAAGTTGATGTCCAGTATGACTATCACTCTGAGTTCTTCGACCTTGCCATACTGGAACAAAAAGAGAAGTTCGACTGGGTGATGGACCGCATCGTCAACGGCCTCTTCACCCATCATTTCGTATGCCGTAACGTAGATCATGAAAAAGGCCGGGTTACGGTGTATATTGAGTGGAGTCAGAGATACGCTCAATTGTCTCCACAGGCACGAGCTGCGAGGAACCAAGGCCATGTCCTCTCTCCTGGATCAAGCGGATTGCAGAGTCCTGCATGGCAAGCTGGGCTTGCTGGGCAGCAACACCCATCCACTGGTGTCTGAGAAATCGGCTATTGATGCAGCTCAACCTTACTTTCCAGAGCGTGTACAACTGAACCCACAGTGGGGCGAGCACCGCAATCAGTTGCTCAAGACTTTGGCCTTGCTTGGCCTCAGTGGTGCTGCTATCGGTGGTGGCATTACTGGTGGCATTGGCTTCCATAAGTTGCGACAGATGCAGAAGGAGCGTCCGCCTGCTCTACCTGGTAACATTCCAGTCCACATGCCAATCTCGCGTCTTCCCGAAGAAGAGAAGACGGCAGCCATGCCAGCCGAAGTGCCACTCGCGCACTGGCGGCATCTACTTGGCCAAGCTGCACAACACATGACACAGATTCCTTGGGCTTGGCCAGCGATGGTTGGTGTTGGCAGTGCTTCGATGTTGGGCGCCAGCACACTGGCCAATAAATACATGCACGGCAAGATGAAAGAGCAGCGTCAACAGCAACTTGATCAAGCTCAACAAGAGTTCGACCAGTCGATGCTTGATCGTTACGAGCCAAGTGAAAAAGTTAGTGCAGCTCTCGATCAACTCTACGCCGTGGTCGAGAAACAGGCTCAAGATCCGGAACTTGATCCATTGCTCAGCGGCGGTCAGTCAGGCTGGGCAATTGGTGCTCCATCGATGGTGCCTATGGGCGCTGGCCTTCTTGGTCTTCGTGCCGGCTATCGTTGGGGTGAGGGTCGTAAACCAGAAGCATTGCTTCACGATGCGATCCAACAGCGAGCTCTCATGCGCGCACGAGCTATGCCCTCGCCGATCTTCATCAATCCTATGGGCGTCAAACAACAACCAAGGAAGAAGACAGAAGGCGAGAAGAAGGAGCCGGCTGAGTAATGGTTGGAGGGCAAGATGCCCAGTATCATCACGGTGGGTCCGAATGTAAATGTGCCGGATGCTGCCGAGAACAAGACTGTCGCTCCAGCTACGACTCTCGGACCGGCCCCTGCTCAACGATCCATCGTGGCCGGCCCGAAGCCTGAACCAGTCACGATGCGCGCATTCGGTGATTCCAATGCAACCAGGGAAGCCATCTACAGCAATGTGATGAAGGCAGCTCAGTCAATCCAACCCGTCTCCAACTCGCGCTACACGTTGTCTCTGCACAATCCTCAATGGGCTGACAATCCAGAAGTCTCCATCATCGATCGCAAGAAAGCCATCTTGCGTGGCGAGACTCTGAATCGTCGCTTGCGTGGTCTCTGGCGGCTATCGGACACCCAGGGCAACGTGCTTGGCGAGCGCACAGCAACTGTTGCTCACGTGCCTCGTATGACCAACCAGGGCACGTTTGTCGTCAACGGCTCAGAGTACACACTCGGGCATCAGATGCGTCTGCGCCCTGGTGTTTTTACTCGTCGCAAGGAAAACGGCGAGCTAGAGAGCCACATCAATATCATGCCTGGTAAAGGTATGAGTCATCACTATTTCCTGGAGCCGGAGACTGGCGTCTTCAAGATCCGTGTCGGACAGTCTAACATGCCGCTCATCTCGGTCATGAAGGCAATGGGCGTCTCCGACAAAGAGATGTCTGCTGCCTGGGGCAGTGAACTGCATGGCATCAACATGCAGAAGGATGATCCACGTGCCATCGATAAGCTCTATGCTCGTCTCATCGGCAAGAAGGGTGATCCCCAGGCTTCAGCAGATCAGAAACGTGAGGCGGTCGCCAAGGCATTCAACGATATGGAGCTTGATCCAGAAGTCACCAAGCGAACGCTGGGGCAGCCATTCCACAAATTGAGCAAAGAAGTCGCGCTGGCAACAACCAAGAAGCTCTTGGCTGTCAGTCGTGGTGAAGCAGATACGGACGATCGTGATGCGCTGGCCTTCCAGCATTTCATGGGTCCGGAGGACCTGTTCGCCGAGCGTATTGGTCGTGACAAGCGGGTCTTGAATGAACTGCTGTGGAAGGCATCTACCCATGGCAATCTGGAGAAACTTCCGACGGGTGCCTTCACGCAGCATGTTCACGCTGCGCTATTAGATAGTGGCCTGGGTCAGTCTCTGGAAGAGATCAATCCAGCTGACGTGTTCGATCAGCAGACTCGCGTGAGTCGGCTTGGTTATGGTGGCATCCCGTCCATCGATGCTGTTCCTGATGAGGCTCGCTCGGTCCAACCGAGTCATCTTGGCTACATCGACTTGCTACGCACACCGGAGTCATTCAAAGTCGGTGTCGATAGTCGTGTGAGCTTTGTGGCCAAGAAGGGCTCCGACGGTCGCATCTACACACCATTCACCGATGTCAAGACTGGGCAGATGGTCTATCGCAGCCCTCAAGACGTGGCCGACATGACTCTGGCCTTCCCGGGAGAGATGGAGAAGGGCAAGCCGTTGGTTGCGGCCATGGTTGGTAGCAAGACACGATACGTGCCACGCGATCAAGTCAACCTGATCATGCCTCATGCTGAGCACTGGTTCAGCCCGATCAACAACATGGTGCCAATGAAATCCGCCGTGCAAGGCCAGCGAGCTTCCATGGCTTCTCGCTTCATCACCCAGGCACTGCCAGTCAAGGATGCGGAATCTCCGTTCGTCCGTGGTCAGGTGCCTGGCGCTGTGGGGCGTTCCTTCGAGGAACATTACGGACATCAGGTTGGTGCCGTCTTCGGCGAGAAGCAGGTTGGTCGTGTGGCGAAGGTTGGTCCTGATTCGATCTCTGTGAAGTATGCTGATGGTTCGACCAAGGAACATGAGCTCTACAACAACTTCCCTTACAACCGAAAGACCTACATCCACAACACACCTCTGGTGAAGGCTGGCGATCCTGTGCAACCTGGCCAACTTCTGGCTAAGTCGAACTACACCGACGACAAGGGCCATGTCGCATTGGGTAAGAACCTGCGCGTGGCCTATGTTCCATTTCGTGGGCTAAACTACGAGGATGCCTACGTTATCTCACACTCGGCGGCTGAGAAGTTGTCATCCGAGCACATGTATCAACACAACCTGGAATGGGAAGAGAAGCACCGTAAGGGGCTCAACAGCTTCATCAGTATTTTCCCTGGTGCCTTCGAGAAGAAGCAACTCGTCGGCATGGACAGTGATGGTGTGATCAAACCAGGCACAGTCATCCGACCTGGCGATCCGGTTGTGCTGGCTGCTCGTGAACGCGAGTTGTCGCGCAAGCAAGTTCACGCTGCTCACAAGGGCAGCTTCGTCAATGATTCCATTACCTGGGATCATCATGCCGAGGGTGTCGTCACTGATGTTGAGAAGACAGAGAAGGGTGTTACTGTCGCGATCAAGAGTTTGAACAAGATGCAGGTCGGCGATAAGATGTCGGGTCGCTACGGTGACAAGGGCGTCGTGGCCGAAGTCATCTCCGATGATCAGATGCCACACGACGATCAAGGCCGACCGTTTGAAGTCCTGGCCAATCCGCTGGGTATTATCAGCCGGCGCAATCCGGCACAGAAGGTTGAGGCTACTCTCGGTGCAATTGCTGAGAAGACTGGCAAGCATTACTCCGTTGACGACTTCTCGAACATCAACGACTTGAATGAGTACGCTATCAGTGAACGGCAGAAGTATGGCGTCAACAACTACACCAGCATCAACGATCCAACAACCAACAAAAAGATCGATAACGTCTTTACTGGCAATCGCTTCTTCATGAAGCTGCACCACACGTCAGAGTCAAAGGGCCAGGGACGTGGCTTGGGTGGCTACACTGCCGAGGGCATGCCGGCCAAGGGTGGTGCTGAGGGCAGCAAGCGGATGGCCCTCATGGATGTCAACGCCATGCTATCACACGGCGCTCTGGAGACGCTTCGTGATGCCAAGCTGATCCGTGGGCAGAAGAATCAGGAATACTGGTCGAACTTCATGCAAGGCAATCGCCCACCAACGCCTCGCGTGCCAATCGTCTACGAGAAGTTCGTCAACCAGCTCAAGGCGTCTGGCATCAATGTGCAGCGCGAGGGAAGCCATACACACTTGATGGAGCTCACCAACAAGAACGTTGACGAGTTGGCCGGTGATCGTGAATTGCAGAATGTTGAGACTGTTGATTGGAAGACTGGCTTGGCACCGATCAGGGGTGGTTTGTTTGATGAGAAGCTCACTGGCGGTCATAACGGCAACCGTTGGGCAAAGATCACCTTGCACGAGCCGATGCCCAACCCAGTGATGGAGGAACCGATCCGTCGTCTTCTCGGTCTTACCCAGGAAAAGTTCAATGGCGTCATTGCCGGTACTGAGGAACTAGGTGGTAAGACTGGCTCAGGTGCTATACAAGCTGCTCTTGCCTCAGTCAATCTGGACAAGTCAATCCAACAAGCACAGGCCGACATCGCCTCTGGCAAGAAGACGTTGCGCGACAACGCAGTGCGAAAACTACAGTACCTCAAGTCAGCCAAGATGAAGGGCATCCATCCCAAGGACTGGATGCTGGATTCTGTGCCAGTGCTACCACCCATGTTCCGTCCCATCTCGGTCATGCAACAAACTGGTGGTCGTCTCATCACCGATGCTAACTATCTGTACAAGGAGCTGTTCGACGCCAATAACGCTTTGAAGAAGGTGTCTGGCATCTCCGAGGACATCGGTGACGAACGACTCAACTTGTACAACGCCTTCAAGGGTGTCACTGGTCTTGGCGATCCAGTGCATCCGAAGAATCAGGACAAGAAGATCAAAGGCTTCTTGCAGCATGTCTTCGGCGGTAGCCCGAAGTTCGGTACTGTTCAGCAGAAGCTGATTGGCACCACGGTTGATTTGGTGGGTCGTGCCGTGGTTGTGCCGAACCCCGACTTGAACATGGATGAAGTGGGTCTCCCGGAAGCTCGCGCCTGGGAAATCTATACTCCATTCATCACTCGTCGTTTAGTCAAGAAAGGTGTGCCTCGGGTACAGGCGCTGGAATACATCAATAACAAGCACGATGTCGCCAAGAAGGCAATGCTTGAAGAGATCAACGAACGGCCGGTCATCGTGACTCGTGCTCCGACCCTCCATCGCTATGGTCTCATGGCATTCTGGCCAAAGCTGACGAAGGGCGAGACACTGCAGATCAGCCCGATTGTAGTTGGTGGTTTCGGTATGGACTTCGACGGCGATGCCTCAAACTACCACGTCCCCGCTTCCGATGAAGCTCGTGATGAGGTGGTGGACAAGTTGATGCCAAGTAAAAATTTACTGAGCACTCAGAAGTTCCAGGCCCACTATCTCCCTCGACAGGAATACGTAGGAGGACTTTGGAATGCGACAAATCGGGTAGACTCAAAGAAACAACCTCGCGTATTTGCAACCAAGCAGGATGCCTTGCGGGCTTTCCATAAGGGCGAGATCGACCCGGACCACCCGGTTCACATCGTACATGCGGAGAGATGATATGGGACTCAACCATCACCTGCTGGAACTGGCCAAAGCCCGCATCAAGCGTGGCTTCGTTGAGCAGACTCCGCCTTACATGCCCGCCGGTCAACCACCGTCTCGTGGACCGATGGGGCCTGCTGGTGATGCTGCTCGTGCTGTTGGTAGGGCTGCTCAGAGTGTCGGCAGAGCAGTAAAGAGTCCAGCTACCACTGCTGGGCGTGGTGTGGATGCCCTGGGTCGAACGGCTCTTCGTCATCCGATTTTGAGTGCTGGAGTGCCGTTGGCAGGTTATGGTGCTTACAAGTTGCACGAAGGAATGAATCAGCCCGAGTCTGAGACCAAGCAGGCTGATATGCCAGCGACACCAATGTCACAACCGACAGGTGGCTTGCCAGTACCGGGTACTCCTCCTCCGACCAACGCAGCAGCAGTACCGCCAGCACAGACTACTAATTTCGGCAGCATCTCGTCACCACCTGTACAGCAGACCGATCAGGCGCAACCAATGGTCACAACGAGTCAAGGTGCTGCGAATATGCCAAAGCAACCAGTACAAGGAGCCCAGCAACGTGCTCCAGGGCTCGTAAAACCATCTGGCCAGTGATAGAATCAAGGTGACCCTTGATAACGAGGAAGTAAAAATGAACGGACTCAACTCCACGCTCTTGAACGCTGCTGTCAACAGTCTTCGGACCAATTATGGTTCGTCAAAGCTAGCCTTCGTCCCATCGGATGCCGCTGCTGGCGGTGGCGCCCCGCCTCCTGGGGGAGACCCCGCTGCTGGCGGTGGTGCCCCGCCTCCACCTCCTGGTGGCGATCCAATGGCTGGTGGCGGTGCCCCTCCTCCGCCTGATGCTGGTGGTGGCGCCATGCCTCCACCTCCGCCTGATCCCAGCATGATGGTCGGTGGTGCTGGTATGGCCGATCCGGCATCCATTGCCGGTCAGGTTGCCCAAGGTGTGCAGCAAGGTATGCAGGCGTCTGGTCTTCAAGGCAACAAGGGTGTCGGTCCCAATGGTAAGCCTGCCGTCAAGCCTGACATCAACACCATCGCTACTGACGTGTTTCAGTTGAAGAAGATGCTCTTTGCGATCATGCGTCATGCCAACATCGAATTGCCTCCAGATGTGCTCGACGGCCCGAACCGTGATCCGCAAACCGGTGCGCCGGCTGAGAGCCCAACAGGCGGTTCTGATGTGCAGCCCGGTGCCTCGATGATGGGGCAGAGCTCTATCAAACCAATCGAGGCAATGCAAGGTGCCTTTCCAATGGGCGGCGCCATGGGTGGCGGCGGCGCTCCTGGTGGCGCTCCAGGCGGTGGTGGAGCAATGGGTGGCATGGGCGCTGGCCGTATGAAGATTTCCAGCGATGTCTTCACCAAAACGGTTGGTAGGGAGATCCTTCCTGAAGTCACCGGTGAGCAGATCCTATCCAAGGCTGCTGCTGTCGCCATGATGTGTCGCCGTCGTCAAGCAGGATAACCGATGATCCTTCAACTGCACGATAAGCTCCAGAAGCCGTTGGTCATACGGGCCACACGGCTTCTGGTCACTTTCGAGGATGGCACCCCGGTGGCTCTCATCCAGGAAGTCGTCCCGGGGCATGTCCGTGTCTTTCGAGCTGGCGATGGTGACTTCAACGAACGGCTTCGACAGACCGGGATCGAGCAGACCGTCATCGTCGACAAGCTCAAGCCTGCCAAACCAGTCGAGCAGCCAAGCCGCTTAATCTACTAATCAAGCAACGACACTGTAGAATGAGGATGGGTGCGAGAGGCATGCCCGTCTTCGATCTTTCTTTTAGGTATGGAAGCCATGCTCCACACAACTGCCGGTCAACTTGCCATCAACGAACTTCTTCCGGATGAGCTGCGCGACCATAAGCGCATCCTCGACAAGAAGGGCATTCAGCAGCTCCTCCAGACTGTTGCCGAGAAGCACCCGGACAAGTACCGTGACATTGCTCACGGCCTTTCTAAGATCGGCTACCAGTCGGCTTATTACACAGGCGGCCACAGTTTCGACCATGTGCATCTGCGGCCGTCAGTTGCAGGTTTGAAGATGCGCGAAGAGATCATGCGGAAGGTCGATCAGATCTACGCTGATCCGAATTTGGATGACAAGGCCAAAGAACACAAAGTGGTGGAGGAGACGCTCAAGTACACCAAGCCGATGGAAGATGCAATCTTCAAGGAAAGCACAGCCGAGAATAATCCTTTAGCACACCAGGTCATCTCAGGTGCTCGTGGCAGTCCATCGAACCTCAAGTCGCTGCGTGGTTCAGATCTGCTCTATGTCGATCACAAGGAAAACCCAATTCCGGTCCCGATCCTGCGCAGTTACTCCGAAGGGCTTCGTCCGGTTGAATACTATGCCGGCACCTTTGGTGCTCGGAAGGGTGTCATGGACACCAAGTTTGCCACTCAGGATGCCGGTGCGCTATCGAAGCAATTCAATCAGGTTGCTCATCGCCTCATCGTCACTAAACACGATCACGACGATCCCACCAAGCATGCTAATCAGGGCCTGCCGGTCAACCTTGATGATCCTGATAATGAAGGTGCTCTGCTGGCTTTTCCGATTGGCGGGTATCCTCGCAACACCATCCTGCGGCCGAAGATTATTTCGCATTTGAACAGCCTTGGCGTCAAACGGATTGTTGTCCGCAGTCCAATCACTACTGGCCCGATGGATGGTGGTCTGTACGGTCGTGATGTTGGCGTGCGTGAGCGTGGCGGCATCTCACCACAGGGAGACAACATTGGTATCGCAGCTGCTCAGGCTCTTTCCGAGCCTCTGGCTCAGGCTCAGCTTAGCTCGAAGCACTCTGGTGGTGTTGTCGGCGCAGCTAAGGGTGTCAGTGGCTTCAAGCTCATCAATCAGTTGACTCAGGTGCCCAAGACATTCAAAGGTGGGGCGGCTCATGCTCAGCTCGATGGCCGGGTAGGCGACATTGAGGATGCACCACAAGGCGGTCACTACATCGCAATTGGTGGCCAACGGCATTACGTTGGCACTGACTATGACCCTCTGGTTAAACGTGGTGATGAAGTTGAGGCTGGCGATGTGATCTCCGATGGCATCCCTAACCCAGCGGAGATTGTTCGACATAAAGGCATCGGCGAAGGCCGCCGGTACTTCGTGAACTCGTTCCGTCAAGCCTACAAGGATTCGGGCTTGCCACATCATCGTCGCAACATTGAGATCATGGCACGTGGGCTTATCGATCACGTCAAATTGACTGAGGAACATGGTCAGTACGTCCCGGGCGATGTTGTTCCTTACAATCGTCTGGAGCACACATATCAGCCACGCGACGGACATCAAGTCATGGAACCCAAGCGTGCGGTAGGTATGTACTTGGAGAAGCCGGTACTGCATTATTCAATCGGCACCAGGATTCGGCCCAGCACATTGAACGATTTGAACGAGTTTGGTGTCAATAAAGTTGCCGTTCACAAAGACCCGCCTCCTTTCGAGCCAGAGATGATCCGTGGAATGGAGAACCTCAGTCACGACCCGGACTGGATGGTTAGATTCCTGGGCTCCTACCAGGAGAAGAATCTTTTGCGGGGCGTGCATCGTGGTGCGGTCAGTGATGAGAAGGGCACCAGTTATGTGCCGGCCCTGGCACATGCCGTTGACTTTGGCAAGGTTGGCCCAGTCAAGCCATGGAAGCCAAGCTCCATCTTCAAGACTTGAGAGGTACTTCATGCTCCTCATCGTGATAGCGATTGCGGCTGCAGCTCTTGCGTTCTTCGGGGCGTATCTGAGTTATTGCAAGTCTGAGTCGTCAGCTTTCCTCTTCTTTATGTCGCTGACGTCGTTGGCGATGGGGCTCTTATGGGCAATCCTCGTGCGGCAGCTTTCTGGTAACAAGAGCGCTATCATGGCGGCCAGCCTCATCTGGGACATTGCCGTCGTTGTCATCTACGGCGTCTTCCCTTTATTCTTGAGTTATCGACCGAATGGATGGTTGGTTGCAGGATTTGTCTTTGGACTGCTCAGTATCACATGTCTCCAGTTCGGTGTCGAAAGGTAGTTTGGTGTTGACAGACGTATATCATGACTTCACAATCAAGTTGGTTCTTGGTTTCTGGTTCTGCCTGGCTGATGGGAATGGAATGCGAGCACCCATCATCCAGGCATTTTTCCTCTAAAATTCTCTATGGAACGTGTCATTATTAAACGGCCGCATTATTCGCCAGAATGGCGAAATTTGTACCGCTCCTAGTCTAATGGTAAAACCTCCGAGGAGTTTGCTAGAAGCTAGGGATAGCTCAATCCCATAGTGGAAGCGCGAAGGGTGACCGAAGTAGCCTGGTAGAGCACCAGGATGAAAAGGTCCTTTGTGCCAAGTCAGACAAATCGGATGATTCCAGGTTCGAGTCCTGGGGAGCGGTCTCAATGGCGCGCAAGGACAAGTTCGATGATGCTCCTAACGTCAAGAGTTATTACGCGCTGTGGGGCAAGCACGAATTTGACACAGATGTTCAACGAGACATCTTGCTTCACTTCCTCGCCGACAAGAAGCTGGATGACGAATTTATGAAGTACCTCGACCATCACTTTCCGGAGAATAGGGATGGGGTCAGGTGTAGAAGGCGAACGAAGGCCCGGTAGCTCAGTGGGTAGAGCAGCGATCTGTTAAGTCGCAGCGCGTGGGTTCAAGTCCCACCTGGGCCTCTCAAGGCGAGCAATGATGCTCGCCTTTCTTTTTGCCGGAGGGAGGAGCATCATGCCTATCGATCCGAGTGCAAATGTTGGAGACTTGGTCGTCTTCAAGACGAAGCGAGGCAAGTGGCAGGAGGGATGGTCTGTCACTGAAGTCAGAAAGAATACATACGGTGCAACGGCAGAGATCGTTGCTGCAAAAGGTAAGAGTCAGAAGACTCTGGACCTCTTTGGAGACAGCGCCATCGTCTACATCTTGCCGCCGAAAGGCGAAGCCCCTGCATATGACGACATCCTTGAGGACTACCCCAATCTCCTGCTCGTTCGTCGTCGATGCTGTGCAAATCCCACTTACATGTTGCTCTGCACTCGTTGTTGGGCAACTCTTGATGTCGAGCAAACCTACACGGAATGCTCGGAGCTAGAGCTCTGGAATGGTCGTGTCGTAACCAGCAAGCCCTGCATCGACGACGGTTACGAGAAGGTTCACTGCGATTGCAAAGGCAACAAGGGCATCTACGACATCGAGTTCGACCCCTACTAGGGAATCACCATAAAAGCGCCCACCAAAGGAGATCAGATTCAAATGGGAACGGATCTGATCGGGACGATCATGGGAGATCGTCTCAGTCGTCAACCTGAACCTGGAGGTTCAACCAATGTCTCAACCAAGTTGCCTGTACTGTCCAAATCTTGTCATTCGCGATGGTTGCGTTTGTCGTGACTGTCTTGAAGATGGGATTGCACCGGCATCTGGTCCGCCTATGCGCGAAGTCGCGATGGAGAAGCCCTATTTCGATAGGTTTGTTTCTCGCTGCTTCGTGGAGACTGAACTCAGTGTGCAGATGTATCACGGACCTGGTGTTCGTGACGACGTCTGATCGTTTCCTTCACAAAAGGAGAGGTCCCATAAATATACCCGTCACGGGTACACGAACTAGATATTTCTACTCATCGAGTTGCAGTTGTCCAAAAATCGAGTGTATCTGCGTTCGATGAGGATTCTCACTAGCGAGAACTGGCAGATGGCTAGATCAATTCTCAGTGTGTTGTGTGTCCTAGGAAAAGGATGTCCATTTTCGCGTGTTCAGATCGCGTTGATTCTCAGGATTATTGACTCATGTCGCAACCGCCTGCATGTGGCTGATGACGCGATTAAGCTTTTGAGCAGGCTGCGAAAGCATCCAAGACTCAAGAATGCGATGAAGGAGTGGTTTGATAATCACAACCGTCGTGTGAAAGTCAGACTTTACGATCTCTCTCGCCTATCCAAGTTGATTGGCCTTCTCCACGTTCCATATAGAGATCGTGGACAGTACAAGACCATCAAGATCAATCATCGCGTGACGGTTGGCAGCGGTCGCACGAAGAGTCATGGTTGGGTCACCATCCAGCAGATTCAACGTGATGTCAGCCTACAGCAACAATTGCTGTCTCGTTTGGACATCGACCGAAAAAATGCTAACGATCGGTACGCGCAGACTGATCGGATCTTCAAAGCGAAGTCTCGGTGCTCGAAAGCTCACCTAGGTCGCAAACCAAACACTTGTGGCCATCCGTGATCAATGTAGGCTACCCGAATTCGGGTAGCCTACTATTTTTCTCACCCATCATCATCATCAAGGAGGTAGTCCGATGCCTGAGACCACCGTGAACAGGTTGGACCCGCAGGCCAATGGCAGCAAAATTCAGGTTGCCACGCCCGACGCGCCAACCAAGCCAGTTGAGAAGTTCAAGTTTCCTCTCGTCGGTACTGGTCAGCGGTTTGCCGACAGCAGGATCAAACTGATGAAGGCTCACTGCAACTCGATCTTGTGGCCAGGACCGAATGCGCTGGTCTGCCCAGATAAAGGCTTGGTGCTCGACTGGGTTGTGATGCCAAGCCAGGTGACACCTGAGCTACTCTCCGACAAGAACAACTCCCGGAATCGCGATTTGACTCCAGCTTCACTTGCAAGACTCATGGAGTCATTCCGGAAGTACGGGTTTGTCCCGACCACTGACTGCATTGGAATTTTCGAGAATGGATTGCTGGCTAACGGCCAGTATCGCCTGATGGCCATGGCCAAAACTAACACCGACGCTACCGTTGCTGTTCTATGGAATATTCCACTGTCAACGGCAAAGGTCATGGATATGGGTAAGGCCAGGTCGGTGGCTGAAGCCGTGAAGATCGTCTTTCCGAAAATGCGGTGGGTGAGTAACGGTGTTGCTGGCACTGCCAATCGCATGCACCTGGGGACCTATGTCGGTGGTGGTGGCGACAAAAACAGCAAAGGCACACAGAGAAGTTCAAGGATGTCAGATCCAGATGAGATGCACGCCTTCCTCAAGGCTCACAGTCGGGTGATCCAGCAGGTCTACGGCATCTTCTCCGGCCACAAAGCTGGCATCACTTCTGCTGGACCACTCTCAGCGATGTGCGTAGCAGCGTATCACCTGCCACCAAAACAGCTGGAGAAGTTTGCCAACATCCTCTACACCGGCGATGACCACGGCTGTACTCACGAGGGTGTTAAGGCGGTCACCTCTCTGCGCCGTTTCATCTTTCGGGTGCGAGGAGAGGATAAGTACAAGGCTGGTCGCGCTGCTGGTACGGCAGGCATGTACATCCTCACTCAGCGTGTCATTCAGGCATTCATCGACCAGCAATCTCTCACCGTCAACTTGAGATTTGCTCTGAATCTCATTGATAAGAGGGAAGAGGTTTACAGCTTGCCAGCGTAATAACCAAAGTCCAGGCCGCCTTCGGGCGGCCTGGACTTGCCCTTTTCTTTTAGCTATCCGCTATAATCCAACGGTAGGGATCGACCAGGAATTCTTCGGTCCAAGGACGGACGACCATGATCGCAACCGAACCCATTTCGCTTCGCAAGCAATTGCGAGCAGGCAATTTCGATTTCAGCACCACCGGGACATCTCCTGGCTGGTGGTTGAAATCGGCCGCTCATTGGCGGAACATCTGCCGTGACTGTGCCTTCCAG